CCAGTAGCTTGTTTTTAGGATCGATCCACACCTGGGTAGTTGAGATCTTTGAGAATGCATGAGGGAGGAGGGCGAGCTTTGCGTCTTCCGAGATCTCGCGCTTCTCTTTCTTGCCTGGCTTGCGGCCGGTGGTGGCTTCAATGTGGGCGCACTGCTCATCCACCTTGCGCTTGATGACGTCGGCCGGCACTTGCTTGGACTCGATCATCAGCTTCAGGATGATCTGGCCGGCAACTTGCTCAAACAGTGGGCCAAACATTTGGTCGCGTGGCGATGTCCAGCCCATGGATTTTTCTTGACTTGCGCCGCAGGGCACGAAGGCATGCGCCTGCAGTGCATCCTCAATGACAAGGCCTTCCGCTGGAAGTACGGCGATACGGAAAATGACTGCGTTTTTAAACATGGTTCTCTTTCAAAATAAGTGGTCGGGATTTGCCGGGGTATTCGAGGGACTTAACCCTGCGTCACCCGGCCTATGCATCGCTGATTTATCCCGGTGCGGTATCCGCTTCTCAGTTCATCCAGGGAGCGACCCTGGCTTCATCTTGCTTGGGCCTAGAAGGGGATGTCGTCTGACATGTCATCAAACCCGCTGCCCTGAGCAGGCGCCTGGCGGGCAGGCTGCTGGCGCTGTGGAGCCTGCTGGTATCCAGGCTGACGCGGAGGCTGCTGGCGGGGTGCCTGGGCCTGCTGGCGCTGTGGTTGCTGCTGACCTTGTGGTGCATCACGGCGATCCGTCAGTTCCACATCATCGATGCGACCAACCATCTTGTGACCCTCTCCTCCATCGTTCTTTTGGTAGGTCTCAATGTGCAAGTCCGTCAGGTGGAAGACGTGCTGTGATCCCTTGACCAGCATGGGCGCCAGGGTCTCTGCGCGCTGGCCAAACAAGGAACCCTCGATCCATTGGGTGGGGCGGTTTCCGTCTTGGCCTTTTTTCCCATGGTTGAATGCCAGGGAGACATTGGCGACAGCGGTTCCGTCTGGGAGAAAGCGGCACTCACAATCGCGTCCGATGCGGAATAGGCCTGATGATTTCATAATTTTCTTTCGTGGTTGTGGTTGTTACAGGCCAGCCATCTGGCGCATCTTTTTCTCTTCGGCATCCAGCTCCATCAGGAACTGCAATACACCGGCTTCGTGGGCTCGAATCTCTGCTTCGTTGCGCTCAACGCGGATGTGGAACTGCTGCAGCTTGGCAGGGAGACGATTGTCGTAACTCATGAAGTCTGCGAAGTCGGCGCCCGTGATCCACAGGTTGTGCGTGACCTGGGCCTTGTAGGTGGACGGCAGCACGCCCGCATTCAGGTAGCCCCAATGGGTCTTGCTCTTTGGGCACTTGGCCTCGTAGATCCCGCGGCGACCGCCGTCAGTGATGAAGCCGTCCACGCTGCAGCCAGCCTTGATTCCGCTGGCCAGGTAGACAAACCCGGACTCCTCAATGTCCAAGCCCTTGGCCATCTCGTAGGCCATGCGTGCGTGCGGCTCTTGCTCGGTTCCCCAGGCCATCTCAGGGCTGGTGTAGCCAAACGGCTCGGACACGCCGGTGATGCGCTCCAGCAGCAAGGTCATACGCAAGTCGGCGCGGGTGGCCGCCTCTCCAGACTTCACTTGCGCGAAGACGGCAGAGCAGGCAGATCCAGTGACCATGCCAAGCCTGGATTTAAACCACTCGGGCGTACCTTGCTCATGCTCACAAACGATATAGCGGCTCATTTCGATACTCCTTCAAGTTTTGCTTTTGCATTAGCGCAATGGACCTTGACTGCGTTCCAGCCAATGACATCTCCGGCAGCCGTAAACTCTTCAGCTGCCAGGCTGCGGGTGACGCGCAGCGCTTCGATGTTGATTGCCGCATCTGCGCGCGCCATCCAGGTTTCAACAGCACTGCGCTGGTCGTAGTCCACCGGCGCCTGGCTGGACCCGTGTCCGTCGTCATCCGGCAGATCCATCGTGGCCAAACCGCAGGCGGCCAACAGCGTGTAGCGAGATAGATACGTCACCGAAGATGCAACCTGCTGGATGGCATTCTTCTTGCCGCTGTTGTCCGCCGTGGATTCCATGGTGGTGGACTCACTGTGTCCCAAGCGGTGGGTAATCTTGCAGGTGACGGTGATCAGTCCGTTGACTTGCTTGGTCTCCCAGCTATGGCTGAACCCGTGGCGAGCCAATGCCTCTACCACCGCCTTAGCCACATCACCCAGGGTTGCATGGCTGTACGACGTTCCAGAAAACGCCACCTGCTTGGTCTTGTAGATCTCGGGCGGATTACGCTTGAACTCAGCCATGTCGGCCACATAACTTTTCCTGGCTTCGTTAGACTCCCAGTCCTTTTGCAGACCCATAAGTCCTTGCATCTGCTCAATGGTCATGCCAGCCTGCAGTGCAGCGATAGCGCTGGCCATGGGCCCAGAGAACTGGGTTGGCTGCACTGCGATGGCGCCGGCGGCGGAGGTTTCTACGATTGCATTCATGCTGGTTCTCCTGTTGCTTGTTCAATGACTCGCTCGATAGTTTCGGCAAGCTTGTCCTGCGAGATGGGTGCTCCTGACCGGAGGCATGCGAGGATTGCCTGCAGCGTCCCCAATAGTTCCGGCGCAGCGTTGCGAACCCGGCTGCACTTTGTTTCTTCAAGGATGCGGGCCTGGGCCTTCTCGTCTTCAATGCGCTGCTTCTCTGCGCGCTCGGCGGATGCGATGTCGTCCAGGCGCTTGCGCTCGGCAGCGGCCGCATCGTCAATGACCTTTTGCTCCGCGGCGCGCTGTGCACGAATCACAGCAACCTCGGCGTCCAGCTGGTCCTGCTTTGCCTTGAGCTCTGCTCGGGCAGCGGCATCCTTGGCGTCTTGAAACTCTTGCTTCTCCCGCTCAAAGGTGGCGCGCTCCAGCGCAATGACCGCAGCTTGGGCTGCTTGCGCTGCAGCTGCGCACGCTGCGTCTTGCTCTTGCGCTTGGCGGACTCGCTCGATTTCGCGCTGCTGCTCCAACACGCGGGACACTTGCACCTCGGCCGCATAGGTTGACTCCTGCAGCTTGGCCAGCGACTCCAGTGTGGCCAGCTTGGCTTGCTGCGCCTCACCAGCACGGGACCCGAAGATCTCCAGGCTGATCTCGATTTCTTCCAGCGCATCCACTGCGCAAGCAATGTCGGCAGATGACTGACCGACCAGAGTCACATCAAAACCCAGCGCGGTAATGCGTGCTTGGATCTTTTCAGCCTGCTCTTTTTCTGCCAGCTCCAGAGCCGCTGCCAAGGCGGCCTTGCGCTCTTCTTCGGATTTGATGGCGTCGTCCCATGGGCCTTCAATGGCCAGCAGCTCGGCAGTGATGCGTGCTGCCTCGGAGTCGATCAGCTTGGCATGCGCCAGGGCGGGGGCCTTGAGTGCCTTGCGGATCTTTTCGCACTCATAGCGTGGTGCACGGATCTCGGCACGCGCCTCTTTGGCGTAGGCAAGGGAGGATGGCGTACCAACCTCGATCACCACGCCAACGTACTTGCGCTTGAGCTCGGCCAGGCCAGCCGCCACCGGGCTGTACTCGCCAATCTCTGTCACGAGTTCCGGTTCAATCAATTCAATTGAGTCAGTCATGTTTCTCTCCTGTAAGCCTATATTATGCCGAACAGCAAACAAAATGTCAACACAAAGTTGACATGTTTGCAAGGGTATTCAGACGGGTCGGATTAAGCCGCGCTCAAAGAGCTGGCCGATGGTTTTGCGATGGGCCTCGTCCCACTGCTCGATGCGCTCAGCCTTGCTGAGATTCTTCCCGCTGTCGATTTCCACATGGCATGCTGGGCACAGTGCGGCCACCCGCCAGGGGTAGGACTTCAGGCTCATGCCCTTGCCATCCTTGGATTGATTCGAGTGCGCAACCTGGGTGCCATGTCGACCGCACAGCTGGCACTCCAGTTCCGCCACGGCAGCAAACAGTTTCTTCTGGTCGCCCGGGTTCATCATGGTGTACTTCATTGCGGATCCAGGTCAATGAAGTGAACGCCAAGCTCAGTCGCAGCATGGGCCTCAACCTTGGTGCAGAAATCGCAGAACTCAGCCGTGCTCAGGTTGGTAGAGCTCATGCCCTGGACTTGTCCATTTGGCAGCTCAATCACACCAATGAACTGGCGCTTGAATTGTTCATGCCACACCTCGGATGAAAACATCTTACCGCCGACCACCACCTGCTCAGTAATTTGCGCCAGCACACCGCGCCCCCAGTAGCGCTTATTCTGCTTCTTGGTGCGCTTGCGCAATGAGACCGTCAGCACCAACTGCTTGCCCGCCTGAAGCCAGTGGGCAAGGAAGGGGTAGAGCTGCTCCTTGATGACGAAGAAGGCCTGCTGCCTGTTGTGCAGGTCCAGGGTGATTGATGTTTCGCTCATTCGCAAACACTCTCCGCAATGCGCTGGCTGGCAAGCTCAATGCACCCGCCACAGATGGACTTCATTGCTGGGCCTTCATGCCCGTTGCTTATCATTTTTTTCACCGACCCCTCTGGCTTTTTGCAGAAGGAGCAAACCCTCTCGACTGGGTCTGGCTTGATCATTGGTATGACGTTGGTCATTTTGTTGGTCCAGTTCGTTCAGTTTTTCATCCAGCCATGCCAACATGTTTTTCATGTTGTGCGGGCACTTGTTTGCGTACCAGGTGGCGGCGTCCCTGGCGTACACCTCATCGATACCGGCCACCCAGATGAGGTGGCGCAGGACGCGAGCGGGTTGGTCATGGATCAATGCCATACACCATCCTCCTGGCCTCCCCGGTGACCACCAGCACACCCAGCTTTTCAAGGTTCTGAAGTGCGCTTGATACCTGGGGCGCCGTCCACAAGGTGATGGCGCGCATCTCTCCAAACGTGAGGGGCCCGTGCTCCAGCAACTTCCTGGCGGCGTAGGTGCGCGTCATTGTGCGAATGGCAGGGTGAGCACGTCTATCGCCTGAAAGCTGAGTCTTGTCACCCCGTCACCACCGCCGTGGTACACGACCATGGCCAGGGCCTGGTCACCAACGACGGCTGGCGCTGGCAGTGGTATGCCTCGGCGCTGGTACTCGGCATCGGGCGACCGGTCTCCGCCCAGGCGCCGGGGATAGTCAAACTTTCCGCGACCGGTGTAGGCCTTGTGGCTCTCGCAAAACCGATGCTGCATGTAGCTGAGTTCTTTGAGCTCAGTGCGGCAGACCTTGGGCCAGCCTCCGCAGTCGGCAATGGCTGCATGGATGGCAGGGTCGTCAAAGATGATGTCCTGGTAGCTGCCGACTGCACTGGTGGCCATGAGCACCTTGCCCCAGGCGAGCTGCGCCCGGTCGGTGTAGGTGCCCGACAGGATGCGTACCACATCGGACACCTTGGGTGCGAATTGTCCGCGCTCCGGGTCGGCTGCATGGGCGCTGAGTGCCTTGCTGACCTGCTCGAAGTCATAGCCCTGGCAGGCATTCCACCACACGGTCAGGACGAACGGGGTGGCATTTTGCCGGTAGTAGGCCAGCACGTCGGTGACGAGGGCCGCAAATTCTGCTCGCTCACTGCTCTGCATTTGGATCTCCTTGTGATGCCCAGTCGCTTGCGACTTTGCGGTTGTTTTGCTCCAGGGTCTCTTGCTTGTTCGGGTGGCTGCGCTGTCCAGAGCCGTGCTGGCAGGCCGCCTTGAGGTATTCCTTGGCATCGGCAGGCTGAGCAGATACGGCGGCTGCAACAGCCACTGTGACGATCTCAATGCCGTAGTCCTTCACCAGCTTGCCCATGAATGTTCGGCACTGCGCCTTGGGGCATCCGCCGTTTTCCAGAACGGATACCGCGGCTTTCCAGAGATCAGCCTTGGCAAGGTCTTCCTGGGATTTTTCAGGCGGCCCGTCTTCTGGGTCAAACGAGCCGCCGCCGGCGTCAGTACCTTCAGGTACTGAATTACTCTTCTCTTCTCTTCTCTTCTCTTCTCTAGGTAACGATCCGCTAACGGTGCCAGCGTTACCTGTTGCGTTAGGCTTTGCGTTACCTTTGTGCTTTGCAACCCTTTTTGCCGTCAAAGCGCGGTCTTTTGCGGTTTGTCCGTTGTGCCGATCAAAGTTTGGAAGAGAGATGCCGTCATCGGTAACGATGATCCATGCAACTTTTTGCATTGCATTGATGAATCCGCTAACGCCAACGATACGGTCTAGTAACGCCGGGGTAACGCTGGGAGCGTTACCATCAATCGTTTGCTGGTCAAACCAGCGCCATAGCCTGAACAGCTTTCCAACAGTTGTGTCTGGGTCATCCCATCCCATGTGGGCTGTGATCGCGAGTACCTCCGCCTTTTCTGGGGTGGATATTTCAAGCTTGAGCCAGTCTCCAGCCATCAAAAACCCCCAATTCTTGCGAATCCGCAAAATGGATTGCCAGTCGCCAAGCAAATAATGGGGTGGCGAGTGGCGCACCCAGCGCGCGGCGCCAGGGTAAAAAAATGAGACATCAGATTCCTTATTTCAAGGCGTATGCCAAGCTGTCTGCTGGTTGAAATTGCATATTGCAAGCTCTTGAAAGTTTGCTAAAGTGAAAACATATAGCGGTGTTAGATGCTGCGATGGACCTGGTTCTTGGACATGGCAATGCGGGTCTTGACCATGCCCATGGTGGTCACTTTGTTGCCAGACATCTCTTGAATGACGGGCATCCAGGCCAGCGGCATGAGCCGGCGGCTGTGCTTTACGTTGCTGATACTTCCGGCGGTGACACCGAGGGTTTTACGAAGCGTGGTTGCCAGGCCGGGGGTGGCGTCGAGCCATGATTTGAATTTATGCATAAGCTCATTATGCCGTAAGGTAAACGCAGCTGGTTGTCTACGGCAAACAGCGTGCTGATAGGATTGAAAAATGATCGAGAAAAACGAACTTGCCGTGCTGCGCCGAGCGAACCTGCAGGCCTGGATGGATGAAAAGACGGTGTCAAGAACTGACCTTGCCGCAAAGCTTGGCGTTGGTCGGGCCTACATCTCGAACCTGTTTAACCCGGATCGGTTCTTTGGGGAGAAGTCAGCGCGCTCCATGGAGGAGAAGTTGTACCTTCCAAAAGGTTACCTGGATGAAGATGGTTCCCAGGCCATGTCGGTGGAGAAGTGGGACAAGCCGACAGACCTGCAGCCCGATACCTTTGGCCTTGTGCCGCGGTTCGACTACGTGATGCTGACGGATGGATTGATCAAGCGCCCAACCAGGATCCAGAGGAGAGCCTCCCCTCTTGCGTTTGAGCGTGCTTGGCTGATTGATGCCCGGGTGACCAGTTTAAAGAACCTGGCGTTCCTCAAGGCCGAAGGCGTGGCCATGGCTCCTTATATCAACAATGGTGACTTGGTCATGATTGATATGGGTCAGAAGAATATAGAAGATGGCCAGGTGTATGCCGTACACCATGCAGATATCCGGGTGCGCCGCGCCCACCTGAGAAAGGGTGGGGCAGTGCTGCTCAAGCCGGACAACCCTCAGATGCCGGAAGAGCTGATAGAGGCAAATGATCTGGCGTCAGTTCCGGTTCTGGGTCGGGTGCTTTGGCGGTGTGGCTAAGCGCGATAAATCCAATCAGCTTCTCGATTGCCGGAGATGCGCCACGCTGCTCGAACCTGGCATAGGTGCGCAGTGACACACCAACCTCTTGCGCCATGCGCTCCTGGGTCCATTTTAGGCTGTTGGTGCGGATGTTGCGGATGCCAATTGCGTTGCTCATGATTTGTCCTTAAAGCGTTCGGCCAGGGTGGCGGCGAGAAAGCACTCCCAAAGGGTTTGTGCGTGAGATCCTGGGTAGCTGTAGCCGGGCGCCGGGGTGGTCTGTGGTGAAAAACCGTTGTCCTCCAGGAAGGCGTGAAACACCTTGCGGATTGGCGCGTCCCGGTCTTGGTTTTGGATGTCAAGGCGCACACGCTCTTTGCGGGCAGCTTGGCGCGCCTCGATGGAGTTTGAAAATGATTCGCGGTCGGTCATGATTTATCCTTTGATTTTTGCAAGGCGCAATTTGTAACTCTTGCGGGACTCGCGCTCGGTGCGGTAGTGGACCTGCAGAACGGGGTCGCTGGTCAGGTGGTCGCCAGTCTGCTCTTGGTAGCCGCCGGCCAGGCACCAGGCAATGGCGCCGTTGATGCCGTTGAACACTGCAGCATCGCGGGCCGCCAGCTGATCAGATGTCAGGAATCCACCCAGTGGGTCTTTGATGTGCGGGTCGGCCCCAGCTTGGTACAAGACCAGGTCGCAGCCAAATTCGTTGAGCTCTTTGATGGAGTAGTCCAGCCAGAACTCAAACTCCAGCGCCTCCGTCTCCGGGTCGTCGCCGTGGAAGTGCTTGCCCTGCGTGCGGTGGATGATGCTCTTGGCCAGCACCGGGCGGCGCTTCAAGATGTCATCGGTGCCGTCTCCATAGTGCATGTCGCAGTCCAGGATGCCAATCTTCAGGCCAGGATTCTCAGACAGCAGCTTGGCGGCCGTGACCATCAAGCCGTTGAAGGTGCAGTAACCACCACCCCAGGCATGGCCAGCATGGTGGAAGCCAGAGGTGGGCGAGCACTGTGGACTCTCTGGGTACTTCAAAGCCTGTCGCGCAGACGCCAGGAGGCTGCCAGAGGTCCAAAGGCAGGCCTCTGGTACGCGAGGGTCCCGCGTCTCGAAGCCGTTGTTCTGGACCCCGCTGAAGACCTCGTCAACATAGGTCTTGCTGTGCACACGGTACAGGTCATCCTTGGTCACAGGGATCACCGGGCCCCGGTGGTGCGGGCCATAGTCGGTGTAGTTGTAATGCTGAAGGAGTGCTACGAAGCGCGCGGGCTTTCCGGCTGAGGGCGAGAAGCTGTTGACATCTTCAATACTTTGGCGTGCGTCGTAGAACATGATTTACTTTCCCGGGTTGCCCCGTTGGTTACGTTTGATCCAGCAGTGCGAGCAGACCCAGCGGGTGGGGCTTAGCTCAATTCCGCCGCTGGGTTCTGATGGGTTGCCGCAGTTGGAACACGCCTTGAGTGGGTGGGTGTTTTTTGGTGTGCCGCCAAGGTTGAGCGGCGTATGCGAGGTTCTCATAATGATAGCCGGTAGGAGACCCAGCCCAGCAGCACGCAGGCGCCAAGGCTCTGGTACTGGTATGGGTTTAGATCATTGACTCCGCTCAGTAAAAGGCCGAGGCTGATGGTGGCCAGGACGTTGGATGCGGCGGTCTTCATCGGGTGACAATCGCCTCGTAGATTTCCTTACCCAAGGACTCAAGCCCGGCCTGATCAATGGTGATGGCGTAAGTGGTGCGCTTTTCCAGCGGGTTCTTGGCGTGCAGCAAGCTGGACTCAAAGGTCAGGTGGAAGTGGCCAGGCAGCGCGGCGATGGGTTTGATGTTGGCTTCCAGGATGTAGCTCTTGGATTCAGTGATTACGGTCATGATGTGCTTCCTTGATTTCGGTGTTGATGCGTTGGGTGTCGGAGTCGGTGAGCTTTTTTGCTAACCATGGGGCGGGCCTGCCGCGGCGGTCGCAGACGGTGAAGTCGATGTCGGTGTAGCCGTAGCAGTCCCAGTCGGAATCTGCGCGCGGGCCCATGGGTTTTTGAATGTGGAAGCGGTCCACCTGGATACGGCATGGGATGCCGGCCACGGTGCTTTCCATTACGGCCGCCAGAAGGTGAGGTCCAACCACAGAATGCAAACAGCCGTCATGTAGACGGCTGCAAGGGCGAGGTTGATGAGTCGGTGTTTAATCATGGAATCTCCGGGTTGAGTTGGCGGTCATGGCGCTCCAGGATGTCTTTGATGTAGCCCAGGGTGCAGGCGTCAACCACCTTGCCCTGCAGGTGCGCAAGAACCCCTGTGCACGTTGCGTAGCACAAGCGCCACAGCTTGCGTTCGTGCGGTCGGTGGATGGTGGCTTCGATGTCGCCAAGCGGGCCGCGCACAACAGCCCAGGACCCGATGGGGATGGGTTCGTAGGTGATCATTTTTTGCACTCCCAGGCTGGATCAAACTGGAATGCGACATCCAGCCAAAGCCCGCCCTCAACCTGGTTCTTGAAGGTTTGCGCCGTTCCGATTCCATGCTTCTTCAGAAGGCCAATGGTCTGCTCTGTGCGTGGAATGTAGAGGTCTGAGCAGTGGTTGGAATACGGAATTTTTAGGGATACGACTTCTTCAAATAGCGTCATTTCATTCCTCCAAGGGTGGGAAAACTTCAAGGTTGCGCGTCTCAAACCCGAGCTGGCGAATGATGCGGATGGATTCGAGCTGCTGGGCCTGTTCGGTACTTTGCGCATCCAGCAGCGGGTAGAACACTTTTCGCTCAAAGATCCCAATGGATCCGGATGGCCGGACCTGGGCAACGACGGTGGCTGATGTGAGGTAAGTCATGCTGGCTCCACTTGTTTTGGCTGGATCTCCCACTTGGCTGCGTCGTAGCCAGGGAGGCGGCGGATGGCGGCGGCTTCAATCGAGTCCAGGATGCACTTGGCTTCGCTGGCCTCCCAGCCGTCGTGCTCGCAGGATTGGTAGGCCAGGCAGTGACAAGCCTTGATCACCTCAATCGGCAGCAGGTTGGTGGCAAATGCGTCATAGACGATGGCCTGCTCCGTGGTTTCGTTGTAGCGGTGGTTGACCGACTTGATGTTTTCATCCAACAGGAGCTGGGCAATGCGCTGCTCATTTCCAGCAACACCGACGCCGTCCGCGTTGCGGCGGTAGTAGCGCAGGTTGTCGCGGCAGGCCCAGCGGACCAGGGCGCTGATGTGGTTGTCATTGACTATGAATGCAGACATGGGAGCCTTTCAGTCGTAAAAAAAGCGCCGAAGCGCGAATGGGTGCTGGTGACGTTGTTGATGTCACTCCAGCTTGTAGTTCCATGTTGCTGGCTGCTGCTTATTCCATTTTTCAAGTGTTGCTGCGACGGCCTTGTCCAGAGTTCTTTGCGGAAACCCATCGGGATCTCCAAATGCCCAGTGCTGGGCTGCGGTGAACTCACTTACGCCGGAGTTTCCGGTCTCAAGGTTGGTCCATTTGTATTTTGGGAGTGGCATTGTTTTCCTTATTGAGGCTGCTTGCAACAAAGCTTGCATAGGTGCGGATCCTGGAGCGCTGGTCGGCGTAGCGGTGGCGCCACTCCGGCTCAATGCCCTTAGCTCGCAAGGCGTCGTACAGCTTGGCCATGTCGCAGTCTTCTTCGAGGTAGACGAAGTCCCCGCGCTGGTAGCTGTAGCTGGAGATGGTTTGCTCGATGTTGAGCTCGGCCAGCAGCTTGCGTGGGACCTTGGCCCAGCCATGGCCCGGGTCGACGTGGAACGGGAAGGTGCGGGTTTTCATTGGAGCTCCTCATGGCAATCGCCACAGTGGGTAAATTCGTGTTCGTCAATGTCAAAGACGGGGTGGATGGGGTTGCCTTCGTGGTCTTTTGCCCCAACGACAATGCCGTGAGAGTCGCAAAAGTCAGGCCGCTCATCCTGAATAAATTGCGGAAGGATGTGTTTACCAAACCGCTTGTAGGTGCAGTGTGAGCAGTGAACGTCTGCCTCAAAGGTGTAGGCAATGATTCTCATGCTGCCACCACCGTAGCCCCGACGATGCGGCCAGCCCGCTCTGTTGCGTCTGCAAGAGTGAACAAGGTGGCGCCACTGCGCTGACCCATGCCACCGAAGTAGCCGCGCCGGGCGCTGAAGTAGCGGCTGCCAATTGCGATTAGGTACATATCAGTTCCTTATGGCTTTGTTTTGCCGGTGGATATCACTGCATTGAAATGATCGATGCCAACGCGATCGGCGCAGGCTTGCACCTGAGCGATGGCTAAGGCCTTGGCCTCGCGCTGCGTGAAGCCTTTGGAGCTAACACGCACACCCCGGTAGAGGCCGTAAATGTGGCAGACCCGGGACCCGCTGATGGGATCGCTAACCTGCCACCCAGCCAAGAGCTTGTGCAGCGCCAGGTTGTGACGCTTGCTTCCTACTTGGACCCGAATGGGGGTGTATGAGACGGATACCGGAGGGTCGCCGTTTTTGAATGCGATGTCGAAAGTCTTCATGCCGTCCTCCAGGCAGCGCAGCATCGCTGGCTGATGTAATAGTGAGCACTTGGGTCTGACAAGCGGTATTCCTTGACCATGGCCCTGGCCTCTTTGGGGGTGGAAAACTCGTCAACCGTCTCCAGGTAACCGTTGCCCTTGCGTTGGATGTATCGCATATGAACTCCTATGTAAAACACACTGACAAGGCCGAAGCCTTGGCGGTAGGCTCTAGCGATTGCAGAAAGAATCCAGTGCCTTGAGAGCCGATGCAAACTGCACGGCGCCGGTGTAGCTTGGGAAGAAAGACTCTTCGCCGGAGGGCTCCAGCACGCCGTACTGCAGCGCAGGGCCACATTGCTTGGCGAACACGATGTAGGGGTAGATGCCGCCAGCGCTGTGCTTTTGAACGCCGGATCCGTCGGCGCAGTGGCCTTGATAAGTTGCTGAAGTCACAGGATCTCCTTAAAGCCCGACCTGGGCGTTGTAATAACTCTCGGGGAAGTCGAAGTACGCTTCGCCGTTGTCGGCAACGTCATCGATCACGATCTTCTCGGTGGCCAGCAGCTCATCCACCGCGGCGGCGAAGATGATGTTGTCGTAGGGAACTGCTTGGGTGCGGCACTCGCGGCGCAGGTCCTGGCGGCTTTGGGGGCCACTGGATGCGAGGTGATCCAGGATGCAATCGGTGCAGGAGTAGCCGGAGGAGACGATCTTCCCTTGGCTGTTAACCCGCAGGCGGCTGACGTCTTCGCCCTGGGCACTGCGCTGGTCAAGTTCGCGCTGTGCGGCGTCAATGTTGAATTCAAGTGACATGTGAATCTCCTGTTAGTTAGTTGAGCAGCGCACCGACCGGAGGTTGTTATCCCCGCCGGGGTATTCCGTCCATCGCCATACGATGCTCATGTATGCAGGCCGGGGTCGACATACATGAGCAGCCTGTTGCCAGGCTGAACCTTGCGACGAATTCCGAGGGCATCACCCTGGCACGTCGCTGTGGATTTATTCCGTTGGTACGGTCTCCACTTTCTTTCCTGCTGTTTCAGCCGCAGTAGCTGCTTTCCACACCGTCTCTGCCTGTTTTTACGTGGCTTCAAGGGCGCGACCTCATTTGTATTCCGCTGATCATTACGGTTCGGCTTTTGGCTGCCTGTCGATTCGGTCGATACCGTTCGATGACTGCATTGTATTCCGAAAGGTAAACAAGTGTCAAGTGGTCATGCTAATTTGGCACTTTCTCCAATGGGAGAGGTATCCGACTGGATCGTAGGGTTATTGCCAATTCAGGGCTAAAACAGGCAATTCCATGGTGCTCCGTCGATTTAATTGAAATATTCCGCTTTCTCTTTGATAAATCCGTATACCGTCCAGCATAATTAGTGCATGCAGGAAATAAATCCAGTTGACGTTTGGGACGATGGCTTCGAGCACGGTGTGCTGGATGACTACTCCACCCCGCCGTATGCCGAGGTCGCCATGCGCAGGCTGTGGCAGCTGGGCTGGATGTCGGCCAGGAAGATCCAGGCGCTGTTCGATGGCAAGGTGTCAGAGCACACGCACCAGGTGGCGTTGATTCGATGGGCCAAGGCGGCTGAGCTGTTGCGCCCAGAGCTGAAGCTGCTGTTTGCTGTGCCCAATGGTGGCATGCGCCACCCGATAGTTGCCGCTCAGCTGAAGGAGGAGGGGGTCAAGGCTGGGGTGCCAGATTTGATTTTGCCGATTCCGCGCTACGGGTCCGGAGCCCTGTATATCGAGATGAAGATGCCAAAGGGTCGCGTCAGTCCAGAGCAGGCCATTTGGCTGCAGGACTTGGAAGACAACGGGAATACGTCGCTTGCCTGCTTCGGTTGGCATGAGGCCAGGCAGGCGGTTAAAGATTATTTAAGCGGAGCTACTGAAGAATGAGCTTCATCTTTGCATCTCAAAAATCAGCAGAGTTATTTACGGCAGCAACCGGGAAAAATTTGTCTGCCGACCAAGCGCTGCTATTGGGGGCAATGCTTTCCGCCAATGGATTTGATTGGACTAGAAGGCCGCACAACTTCTCTCAGCTTGCTGGGCGCAGGTTCGGAAGGCTGGAAGTTGTTGGTCCATCTGTGGACTACTGCGGAATCGTTAAGTGGCTCTGCAGGTGCGATTGCGGGGGTTACTCGCAGGTACACGGAGCAAATCTCAAAAGCGGACGCCAATTGTCATGCGGATGCCTTCGCGACGAGGTTAGGCAAATTGTTGCGGATAGTTCTCGCGTTACAAAAGAGCAAAAGCTTGAGACGCATAGGCGGGCAAATAGGAAATACCGGGTAACCGAGAAGAATCAAATACTGCAGCTCGAATACCGCCGGAAAAACAGAGACAAAATTTTAGCCAGAAGCCGCCTGCGGCATACGGAAAACCCAGAGGCGGCAAGGTCATCGGTAAGAAACCGCAGAGCGAGACTCAGAAATGCAGAAGGTAAACACAACCAATTCGACATAAGGATGATTGGCGATGAGCAGGGATGGGTTTGCCCTGGTTGTGATGTTGATATATCGAATGCGTACCACGCCGATCATGTTGTAGCTCTCGCAAATGGCGGGACAAATTGGCCATCAAACATACAACTCATGTGCGGCGCGTGCAACCTGAGTAAGTCAACGAAGACACTGGGTGTTTTTATGGCATTGAAGTGGCCAGACCTGTACAAAAACTACAAGGATATTGAATGACTGATTACTCAAAAAATGCAGCGGCTGATTCTCGCCAGGTGGGCGGGCGTCATTACGCGGACCTTGGAGAATTTCAGCCATGGAATGTGCTTGAGAAGTGGCTGACTCCAGAGGAGTACAGAGGGTGGATGAAGGGAAATGCCATTGTGTACTTGGCTCGCGAGCGCCAGAAGGGTGGAGATGTAGATATTTCAAAGGCGTCACATCACCTTGAGAAACTGCTGGAGGTTTTGTCGGCATGAAAAAGCAATTCCCAACCGACGCCCAGGCGCTGGCCTTTCTGAATGATTGGCCAGATGGAACTCCAAAGTCGTTTGGGAATGGCTTCACGCTGCATTGGCATGCCGTACCGGCGCCAGTGGTGCGAGTAAGAAGGGCGCCAAAAGATGAGTGAGCCAATGACCATGGGGGAGCGCTATCTGAGCGCCACCCAGTCCAGCAACCTGCGCACCGAGGCTGATAGGACGACAGACGCCGATAAGTTATTGGCTGCTGCCTACGCAGTGGCCGGCGACAAGCGGCGCGACCTGGCACTGAGGGTGTGGAGATTGAAGGCTGGAGACATGCGCGGCTGCCACCAAGTGGCGGATGACATGGGAGCGATGCTGCGCAAGTCAATGATGGGCCGCAATGGCGGGTATCTGCGAGGGTTTAAGCCTGGATGCATAGCGTCCATCGAGGCGCGCGACCTGGCGCTGATGGTTTTGAAATGGTGGGCCTACCCAACGTGCCCGGCATGCCATGGGCGAGGTGGCCCGCTGATACCAGGCACCCCGGTGCTGGATGAGTCGATGGAGTGCGGCCCTTGCGGTGGCACTGGGCAGGTTCCGCTGGAGCGGCTGTTCAAGGCCACTGAGGTGGATGCTGCCAAGTGGTTGGTTTCGGAGTTGGAAGGATTGAGCGCTGTGATCTTTGGGGATATGGCGCGGATCTTGGCTCCACGGATGGATTTGAATTTAACTAAGGAATGACATGAGTAGATTTGGTTTATCACGCGAAGAACTTTTGAAAATGCTGGGCGCCTCAATTGCCACGGAGCAAGTAAAGCCGCAGGCAGCTGGCCAATCCAGTCAGGAAGCACAACCCCAAGGTGAGTGCGAATGCGAGCAGTGCCAAGCCAATGTGTTGGACATTGCGCTGGCCGGGGCTTTGGATGAGGCGACTGAAGAGCAACTGATTGGACTGATGTCCAAGGCCTTGATGTTCATGGCCAAGGACGCCGGATGGACTGAGACAAGCGTTGCAGCCCACGCAATCTGGCTGGAAAGTTAACAGCCCTCATAACTGTCACTGCATGACAGCCACCCAGGGCTAAATGGGTGGGACCCTTTAACTGCCGCCGGCGCGGGTATGTAGAGCCGGCACCTCTCTGAAAGCATTGCGTGCAGTGTTTCCAGAGTGGGGCTTTTTCACTTGCTTTTTGTGTGACTCAAACCCGGAGTATGGCGTTGAAAAATTCCACCGGAACGCAGAGCAAAGCAGGCGTGACTCAGAACACGGTCAAACAACTGAGCGTTTTAAGGCGGTACTGACGATACAGCTAGGTGTCCCCTGGACCTAAACAGGCGCGTTACCAAAGGCGATATGTAGGTGAGAGCTTCGGCTCCGACCGGGTGAAAGGCCCGGACCTTCAAGTATGGATCTGGTGTTGCACAAGTAAAACTGTTGCGGCTGAAGTTCCGGGTCCATTCTTGATGGTGTGCCGAAAGGCTGGGGCGAAGTTATATAGCTCGTATCGCGTTTACTGCCCGAGATACCCGTGTAACCCACGACCGAGAGATACGCCGGGCGCAAGTGTGGGGACGCCATCAACCTATCCGCCAGTTCGCTGGCTACGCAGAAAGGGAACGCGCCTACTGCTTACGGTTTTGCTTGCGTGACGCCGACCAGAGGTCGGGCCATTACATAAGCGGCGGCGTTGAAGGAAACGCTACCGAGGAAACGAATCCTCTTCAGCGCTGAAGGCGAGGGGTAGGGATTGCAGGGGGCATTGTTTCAGACGCATGCCGCAATGCAAAGCCGGAATCAAGCCCGGCCCGCTTATGTGATGGTGGTTGCGAAAGCATGCGGATTAGTCCAGCCCTGGCCAGGACCCATCTGACATTCGGGAAAGACCGGGGATATCAAGCGAGCCGCCTGGCTGCTTCGGACATTGGGATCTGATCCCTGGACCGGCTCAGGCGACTAGACGGCTCACTTGATATTTTGGAGTGGATATGAAACTTTATTGGCAGTCGCCGCTTTACTTCTGGCGCCCGGGGCTCTACCTGAAGATGGGCAATCGCCGCATTCGTTTATTCGCATGGCATTGAAATGATCACCAAAGCACCACCACCAGCCACCGAGGTCCACGACCTGAAGCAGCGCATCCACAGCCTGACCATGGCCGCGCGCCAGGCAGAGGCCTCGATTGCAGAGCTCAAGACGAATGCCCGCCGCTACATGCATGTGCGCCGCCTGAATGTGCGCCAGTTCTCGGATTTGTACGTCGCCAATCTGAATGGCAAGGGTCCGTTTGATGCGCTGGTGGATCGTGAAATTACAAAGGCTAGGTCATGAGCCGCCTGGATGACATCGTGCGCCAGGCCACAGAGGAGCTTGATGCCCTGGAGTACCGACTGGCAGTTGATGAGCTCAAGAGGCGCATGCTTGCCAAGCAAGGAAAACCCTGGTGGAGGCGCCTGCTGGCGCGCCTGCCATTCGCAATCACTTTTAACTGGAGAAAATCATGAACGTAACGAAGATCGAGAAAACCCTGACCATCCGTGAGCAAGCCGAAGCCGAGGTCCGCAAGGAGCTGGCCGCCAAGGCGGTGGAGAAGATGAAGGCCAAGCTGCGCGAGCTGGCGGCGGCCCAGGCGGTGGTGAAGGGTATTGAGCTGCAAATCAACGACCTCGAACAGCAGATCGCTGATGGCACTCTGTAGAGATGACAGTCGCCTGCTGAGTCGGCCCCACCGGGTCCACTTTGCGGGCTTCGAGAGCAGCACCTACCGGCTGCAGCAGGCCGGCTGGCAGTTGTCGGCAGAGCAGTCGCCCCGCGATGGCCGCCTGGGATTGGTCATGCGCCACCAGGGTGCTGGGTGCTACATGATGGCCGATGAGGTGCGATTCAATTTCATGAGCTCGCTTCGCAGTGAGCAGGAATATGAGCTGGATTTTCAGGTGCGGCGGTGCTCTTCCGACATCACGGTGATCCAATCGAACATGGGTTTCGGTGGATTTGAACCGATTGACGCAACCCCACAGTTCGTCACCACTGAGCGCAAGTCAATCAAGGACTTCAACATCTTTGCCTCGCAGCTGGTGCGCACCGAGGAGATCATCATCGAGCCCCAGTCCGTGGCCGAGTGTCTGGACCTGATTCGCAAGATGCAGGCGCCCGAGCTGGCCGCCGTGCGCAAGCGCAACCTGGACCGGGACCGCATGGATCCGATCAACCAGCAGAATTTTCACGCACAGATTGTGAGTTTGGCAGCATGACGGTAATCGCGTGGGATGGTCGCACCCTGGCGGCCGACAAAATGGCTGTCACCGGAATTACCAAAGGCTCGGTGAAGAAGATTTTTTACCATGGTGGTGAATTGCTGGGGGTCACTGGGAACCTGTCCATCGGCATGGAAGTGATGCGGTGGTACACGGACGGGGCGGACCCGGGCAAGTTCCCCGCCTCCAACCGAAACCTCAATGAGGGATCCAGCCTGATTCGGATTGACAAGGATTGCAAGGTTTGGAAATACGAGAGCTCCCCGATCCCATTCAGGGTGGAGGGCGACCGATGCGCCTTTGGATCTGGAGATGAGGCAGCCCTGGTTGCCATGGAGATGGGTGCGGATGCGCGCCGGGCAGTGGAGCTGGCGTCCATGTTCAACACCACCTGCGGCGGCGGGTGCGACGCAATTGATTGGCCTTTGAAGTGAGTACAGCATGACCGAAGAAATGATGAATGCGGAGTTCGTCCGTATTTTGGCTGGTACGCAGGGCGACGTCGTAGGGGGAGCTTTGAAAGAGTGCCTGTTATCCGGGTTCGCAGCCGTCAGCTACACGATGACGGATGACGGGGTTAAGGTCTCACGCATCGACCCAGCCAGTATACAGGCTGAGACTCCACCTGCTACAAAAACGATAGCTGCAACCTCACATCCCACATGGGCTAGACACCCATTGGTGCGTAGCGACCGGTATGGCTGCTTCAATCGAAGCGCGTTCGCTCAGGATCACGCCATGACCAAGGATGGCCCACCGATCTACCTTCCAGCTTTTGGCCAGCCGACGTGCCAGTTCACCAAGACCGACCTTGGCCAGGTGGATCCACGCTGCACCGAATGCAAGCACAAGACAAAACCCAACGGAGAAAAGCATGATGAAGTTCATTGATGGGGCGCTGGCCCTGGTGGGGTTGGGCCGGATGGCTGACATGGTGGCTTGGACAAAGCTGATGCGATCGCGGGTGGCAAGGCTGACCGAGCAGCGCGACGCCTTCGAGGAAAAGGCCTATGACCTCCATTTCCGCTGCGAGCACAGCAAGGAAGTCATGAAGGCGGAGTGCGAGATGGCCATGCAGGCTGCGCGCGACATGCATCTCCAGACCCTGGATAGCCTCCGGATCCATGCGACCTCAGAGATGCTGCGAATCCATAATGAGTACGCCAAGCGCGGGTTGGACAAGCGGTCCATGGATGTGCAGGCGGCCGTGCAGCTGGAGATGGATGGTCTCCGGGTGGACCTGGAGCGGGAGCTGGCGGAGCACAGGGCGTCAAATGATCGAGTGAAGATCAAGCTGCTGGAGACCGAGAAGAGCTACAGCCAGCTCCGGGAGTCCTATCAAACAGCGCGCAAGAAGGCTGACATGCTTGAGGCGCGAGAGGGGTCTTGGCAGAAACTGCACGGGGAAGCGGTGCGAGAGCGCAATACAGCAATGAGCGCCCTGGAAAATAGTTTGAAAAATACTGCAAATACTTGACACAAATCTTTTGCGCACCGTTATATTCAATGCAGCAATAAAGCCGGAGAGACACCACCGGCACAACAAATAGCGGCACCTTTGATGGAAAGCCGCCTTTGAAATTTATTGCTGTCCATCCGCATGGTATTCACAAGATGCCAGCCGAATGGGTAGCTCAACCGGTAGAGCAGCTGAGGAAACTTGGCCTGTTGCGGGATCGTACCCCGCTCCATTGGTCGGTCGTCAAGGGGAGTTGCAGGAAACTGTAATACGACACCCACCGGGTTGCTTAAAACGCATATCCGGCCACTCTGGGCCTAGACCGGGCGGTTAGATCCGACCAGCAGCACCCCTGAAAGCGGGGAGCACCAATTTCGACTCTGGAGATACCGCCTACAGCCGGTGAAAGTCCCGGCAATCAGAGTCAGTCAGTTTGGGTTAAGCGCAAAGGATGCCGCCGTAAAGGAGGTCACACTGGCGCAGGGTTGGGGTCACCCGGCCGCCCGAAGACATTTACCCAGTGCTGCAGCATGTGGGTGGACGAGCCGCCATCGTAAGGGCGGAGTAGGGGCCGACAGTCGAAACTTGAACTTAACAGATGCCAGCTTGGGGCATGGTCGGAAACACAAGACGCGCAGGGGGTAGCCCTGACAAACATCTGGGTGTAAGCCCCGGAGCCAAATACCAAAAGCCACCCTAACCCGGTGGCTTTTTTGTTTCAGCCGTCCGTAGAGTAGTCCAACCACTTTGTGATCACACAAGGGACTTGATCTCGGGCGGCGATTTTTCTCCCTGGTCGCAAGACCTTTGCCTCGCTGCACGCGGGGCTTTTTTACATCTGAACCATGAACATCACACAAACTTGGGAGGAGCTTGGCGTCAAGCGCCCAGAGCGAGGTGATCACCCACACATGGATCCGCGCCAGGCAGCCGAAGAGTCAATGAAGAACTGCAGAGCATTGATTGTGGATTTGATCCACGCCGGGCGACTTCCTGCTCCTCCAATGGGCAAGAGCTACATCCCAGGAGCAGACGGGGTGAGGCTGGCATGAGCGACGTAAAGAAGACTGCAGACTGGGAGCTGATCGAGCGGCATTACCGCGCCGGCATCCTTTCACTGCGCCAGACAGCCACAGAGGGCGGAGTCACTGAGAGTGCTATTCGCAAGCGAGCCAAGCGTGATGGATGGTCTCGCAACCTCAAGGCGAAGATCCAGAATCGCGCCGAAGAGCTGGTGCGCAAATCAGAGGTGCGCAAAGTTAGTGCGCAAGCCCGCGCACTTCCGGAAAAAGAGATCATTGAGGTCAATGCCCAGGCAGTTGCCACGGTTCTGATCGTGCAGAAGGGCAGCATCAAGCGCATGCACTCATTGGCTGAGAAGCTGATGGATGAGCTGGAAGCCACGACTGACAACAAGGAGCTGTTCATCCAACTGGGTGAGCTGCTTGATACGTCGGGTCCGGATGAGAATGGCAAGGACCGCAAGGACTTGATGAATGAGATCTACCGCAAGGTCATCTCGATGGGCGGACGCATTGACTCTGCCAAGAAGCTGGCCGAGATCCTGGAGAAGGTCGTCAAGCTGGAGCGCGAGGCGTTCGGCATTGAGAACACTGAGAAGCAGGCCAGCCCAATTGATGAGCTGCTGCTGAGAATTGCCCGTGAGCGAAGCGGCCCGTGAGTTCGCCATCCAGGAGGTCATGGACTCCCTGGAGGTCCACGCTGCGTACTGCGCGAAGATCAAGGACAAAGGAGGGAAGCTAGTCCCCTTCCTGTTCAACAAGGCGCAGCACTACGTGCATGAGCGACTTGAGGCGCAGTGCAAGGAGACCGGCAAGGTTCGCGCGCTGATCCTGAAGGGCCGCCAGCAAGGTATCTCCACTTACATCAGTGAGCGGTTCTACCAACGTGTGAGCACCAGGATCGGCCAGAGCGCGTTCATCGTGGCGCACGAGGACAAGGCCACCAAGAATCTGTTTGAGATGGCCAAGCGGTACAACGACCACAACCCGTTGGCACCGAGCACCAAGGCATCGAACGCGCTGGAGCTGGTCTTTGGCGCACTGGATGCAGGCTATAAGACGGCGACCGCGGGATCCAAGGACGTTGGCCGGTCCAACACGGCGCAGCTGCTGCACGGCTCTGAGTTCGCCTTTTGGGCCAACGCACAGAGTCACCTGGCTGGATTGGGTAACACGATTGCGGACATGCCTGGCACGGAGATCGTGCTGGAGTCCACTGGTAACGGAGTAGGTAACGCCTTCCACTTGATGTGGCAGGAGGCCGAAGCGGGCCGCGGCGAGTTCATTGCGATCTTTGTGCCGTGGTACTGGCAAGAGGAGTACACCGCACCGATCAAGCCGGACTTGATGCTGACGGCGGAAGACCAGAAGTACCAGCTTGCATACAGCCTGACGCTTGGCCAGATGCAGTGGCGAGCCAACAAGATTGCGACGTACGGCCAGGGATTCGAGTGGCTATTCGATCAGGAGTATCCAGCGACCGCCGCTTTGGCGTTCCAGAGCTCCACGGTGAATCCGTTGATCAGCCCGCACGATGTGATGGCCGCGGTCAACAGCAAGTACCTGGAGATGAATGCGCCGCTGGTGATCGGTTGCGACCCAGCAGGCGACGGTGTCAATGATGCCGACCGCACAGCAATTGCTTTCCGTCGTGGCCGCGTGTGCTTCCGCTTGGAGTACCACCAGGGCCTGAACACGATGCAGATTGCCGGCAAGCTGGCTGAATACTGGCGCGACTTTGAGCCTGATGGGCTGTTCGTGGACAAGGGCGGCCTTGGTGCTGGCATCTACGACCGGTTGATCGAGCTGAACATCCCGGCGCTTGGCATCAACAGCGCGACTGTGGCCAATGACCCAGAGCGCTACGAGAACAAGCGCGCCGAGATGTGGTGGACGATGAAGGAGTGGTTTGAGGATTCACCTTGCCGCATCCCGAATGACGCCGCATTGATCAGTGATGTGACCGCTCCGCAGCCCAAGGTGAGCTCCAACGGTCGCAAGCTGCTGGAGAAAAAAGAAGACATGAAGAAGCGCCAGGTTCGCTCACCAGATGGTGGCGATGCACTGGCCTTGACGTTCGCCGTGCCTGTTGCTTACCGCGACAACCACACCGGTGGGCCTGTGCAAACAAGCAAATCGGCTGCCACCAGCGCAGGATATTGATATGGACGGACCAGTTACCGCGGACATGATGAAAAGCCAAGCCGATGAATACGCAAACGCACACGCCAGCATGGATGCCCATGAAGGCGACAGCGCGCAACTGATGGCCCTTCAGCAACAGCTCCAGCAAGTCGAGTCACAACTGGCAGGCATGCAATGAGCGGGTTCCTGGATGAGTTGTTCTCTGCGAAGCACATTGGATCGGGCGGCCTCACGCTTATCAATGACCAGGCGCTGCGTGCACTTGGGCAAGACGAGAACACAACGCTTGGCGCATTGAACGAAGGCATGAAGCACGGTCCGCTAGAGGAAAGCATTACAAAGGGTCGTCCGGTTACCACCAACGAAGCCCTCAACGAGCGGAACAAAAACCTGGACCGAGACAAGAGCGGGAACGCAAAGACCGTTGCAGGTATCGCTGGCATTGTTGGTGCAGCTTTCGGTGGCGCAGCACTTGCTGGAGGTTCTGCTGGAGGTGCAGGCGCTGCGGGCGGCAGTGAGGCTGGAGCTGGGTCCGTCGCTGCTGAGGGATCTGCCGATGCATTCGCTGCTGAAGCAGCTGGCGGCGCGGATGTCAGTGGTGCAGCAAGCGGCGCTCCAGCTGAGGGATCTGCCGATGCATTCGCAGAGACCGCCAAAGGCGCCAAGTCTGGCAATTCTTTGGGTGACTGGGGTGACCTGATGTCGCAAGGCAGTCCGTCAAGCAACAAGCCCGACAACAGCGCGCAAAAGCAATCACTTCAAGCGCAGGCAGATTCCCTGCGTTCGCAAATAGCTGCATTACAGGCCCGCATGTCCGGGTCGAATTAAGGAAACAACATGGCTACCACGCAAGAACAATTGGACCAGGATAAGGCTGAGTTTGACGCTGAGTTCGCAAATGACGCACTGGAAGAGGCGAACAACCGCGAGCAAGACGACCAGGAAGATGCCGAGGATGATGCGGAAGACGGCCGTGTCGCAGCCAAGGATTCCATGGGTGGAGGCGAGTCGATCGAAGGATCTGATGACGCCGCAGATAGTGATGAGGTCGCGCAGCCAGCAGTGAATGCTGTGATTGCTTCGGCCCGCATGGCAGGCGATGAGCAGTCCAAAGCTTTCACCGAGGCATTCAAGTCTGAGGCCCCAATGCTGCCTGAGCCCAAGGCGCCAACATTCAAAGAGGCCTTTGCTTCAGCACGCAAGGGCGGCGAGAAGGTTTTCGAGTGGCAAGGCAAGAAGTACACCACCGAGATGGCCAAGCCCAAAGCTGCGCCAGTAGTGGCCGCCAAGATGGATGGCCCGGCGCATGAGACTGCAGCCGTTGTTGCTAAGCCCGCTCAAGGCGACCTCAAAGGTGCATCAAGCCTGGCTGAAGCCATGGCCGGCGCCAAGCACACGGGCATGGGCAGCAAATGAGCGAAGATCTGCAGTACGCGCTGGCAGCCAAGGAGGCGTTCGCCAATGATGGGGAGCAAGTCGTCCTGGGCGCCTTGGGAGCGCGGCTGCTGATGGAGTTCGCCAAGGCGGAGTCTGACCGCCGGTTGACCGAGGAGCGCTGGCTCAGCGACTTGCGTCAGTACCGCGGCCAATATGACCCCGAAGTGCTCGCCGCTATCGGCTTGAAGCGCTCGCGTGCGTTTGTTCGCAAGACCCGCGTCAAGGTCAAGACAGTCAACAGCCGGGTGGAGGACTTGTTGTTCCCATCGGGCAGCGAAAAGAACTGGGAAATCGGCAGCAGCCCCGTGCCAAGCGTGTCCAAAGAGGAGCGCAACGCAGTAGGGCGCAACTTGATGCAGATGGCCGAGCAGGCCGCGCAACAGGCTATTGCCCAGGCGCAAGCCCAGGGTCAGCAGTTGCCACCACAACAGCCCGCCAAGATCACCAAAGACATGGTGGACAAGGCTGTGGCTGCGATCTGCAAAGAGTCCGCCAAGAAGATGGCCAAGGTCATCGATGACCAGCTGACTGAGGTGCGTTACAAGGCGACTTGCAAGCAGGCGATTCACTCCGCCCACCTGTACGGCACTGGGATCATCAAGGGCCCGCTGGTCGAGCGCCGGGTGCGCTCCAAGTACCAGAACGTGAATGGCAAGTGGGTTGAGAAGAGTGAGACCTACGTGGTCCCGTTCGTGGACTACGTGCCAATCTGGCGCTTCTACCCTGACATGTCAGCAGACACGCTGGACAAGTGCCGCTACGTTTACGAGCGCCACCAGATGACGCATGCCGATCTGGCTGAGTTGGCTGAGCGCAAGTCGTTCAACAAGACGCAGATCATTGAGTACCTGAAGTCCAATCCCAATGGTCAGGTGACGATCAAGTACATCGACAACCAGCTCAAGATCATTGGCGATCGCAATGCCAACCAGGGCGCAGTGGATGGCCGCTACGAGGTGCTGGAGCGATGGGGTTGGCTGACTGGCAAGGATCTGCACGATGTTGGCGTGAAGGTCGATGAGGCTCGCCACCATGAGAGTTTCTTTGGTAACGTGTGGATCCTGCCCAATGGCTCCGTGATCAAGGCTGTCTTGCAGCCTATCAATGGCGTGACCTGGCCGTACCACATGTACTACTTCGACAAGGATGAGACGAACATCTTTGGCGATGGCTTGGGTACTGTGCTGCGTGACGACCAGACCATGCTGAATGCAGCGACCCGGCTGATGCTGGACAACGCGGCGATCTCCTCCGGTCCCATGATCGAGGTGGCCACCGGGCTGCTGAGCCGCCTGGATTCCGGCACTGAGATTGAGCCATGGAAAGTGTTCTACCGCAACGCAACTGCACCCGGAACACCCGCGGTGCGCGCCATCGAGCTGCCCACGCGGCTGGGTGACTTGTCTGGCCTGGCTGACCGCTTCGAGAACAATGCCGATGAGGTGTCGGCTGTGCCGCGCTACATGTCAGGCGAGAACATGAACAATGGCGCCGCGGCGACCAAGGGCGGCCTGTCCATGCTGATGGGTGCTGCCAACATCATGATCAAGGATTTGATCAGCTCCTGGGATGAGGGTGTGACCCGGCCGTTCATTGCGGCGCTGTACCGCTGGAACATGCAGTTCAACCCGGACAATTCGATCAAGGGTGACTACGACGTGAAGGCGCGTGGATCTGCAAGCCTGGTGGCGCGCGAGGTGCGTGCAGCCCAGCTGGATAACTTCTCCCAAATGACGGCCAATCCATTGGATGCGCCATTCATCAAGCGTGATGCATTGCTGCGCCAGCGGGCTGAAGCCAATGAGCTGAGCGACGTGGTGAAGACCGAAGACGAGGTCATGGCCGAGCAAAATAACCAACTGGCAGCAGCTCAGTCGCAGCTCCAGCAGGCGCAGCAAAAACTGATGCTTGATGAGCTGACGCAAAAGGTAGCCTTGCTGACCGCCAACGCAGCCAAGGCCATGGCCGAGGTCGAACTGATTCGTGCCAAAGTGGTCGAGACCAAGGTGGCCGGCGTCTACGCTGCGCTGCAGGCAGGCGGTGTTGCCACTGGCAGCCCACACATTGCTCCAGCCGGTGATGAGATTCTGCGCAGCTCAGGCTGGGTGGATGCAACACCGGACCCAACGATTGCCCAGCTGGCTGGTCCACAGGTGCAAGGTCAACAGATGCCGCAGGATGGAAACCCCATGCTGCCTGACCAGGCCAATGTACCAGCCATGGAGCAACCTCAAACGCCCAACCTGCAGCCGCAGACTGGTGGAGTTGGCTTGCATGCCGGCATTGAGACGCAGGAAGTCTGATGTCCCACCTTGATATTTCCCAGCGTGCCCACGCCTCCTTGCTTGATTCCTGCAAGGCGGTTCGAGCCTATGCGGATTCTGAATTGTCCAAGCATGCCATTGACATGCTGGACGCCCTGGCCGCCGGCTACTGCGTGGACTTGATCCATGTGCAGCCCGAAGGACTAGTGAGATTGCAATCAGCGCTACAGCAGGTGTCTGCGCTGCGCGACGTATTTGCCAATGATGGCGCCGATATTCCAAAGATTTAAGGACTCACCATGAGCGACGCAACACTGATTCCATCCAACTACGCCAACGTGACACCTAGCAATACAACACCCGTGAGCGCGAGCCTGGGCTTATACATCGGGGTCTCTGGATCGGTTGTGGTGATGGGTGCTAATGGCGTCCAGGCGACCTTCCAGGCGCTTGCTGGGCAATACCTGAGTGGCAAGTTCTACAAGGTAATGGCGGCCACCACGGCGTCATCCATCGTGGCTCTTTACGCCTGATCATGCGCGGACTCGGACTCTCTGTTGCTGGGTTGGCATCTCGGTCATTGACCCAGATCCAGCAAGCCATCTCCCTCCTACGCACCTACGGCACCAACGCCAATGCATTCGTACCGGGCGTTGGCTGGCTGAACGGCCTCCAAGCTGCTAACTACCTAGACAGCGCAGGCACAACGCCCGGCACAGTGGATCAGCCTGTTGGGTTGGTGCTGGATGCGGAGGGGGTGATGGGGGTGGAGTTGGTTACGAATGGTGACTTTAGTGCGGGGGCTACGGGGTGGACTGCTGGCGGTTCTGATAGCAGTTTTACTGGCGGTGTGGCTACCTTGCCCACAGGCAACACAAGCAAAGCGCAGACATCGGCGGGAATTACAGTAGCCGGGAAAACATACCGAGTTCGGTACGATGTCTTAACTACGAATGGTGGGTCACTGGCTCCTTATTTTGGAGGAGTAACACAAAACCCTTACTGGGATGCAACCAGCCCCGCAGGAACGCGAGAGTTCACAGCGTTGTGTACGGCAACCGGGCAATTCTCTATGGTGTCGTTTGGTTTCGTAGGCACCATCGACAACGTCAGCGTCCGCGAGATCACCGGCATCCACGCAAGTCAGAGTACGACGCCATCGAAACCCGTGCTGCGGCGCGGGGCTGTGAATCTGCTGCCGTATTCACAGGCTAATTCAAACTGGGTTTCTGACGCTGCATCTACTGTTGTTACGGACAATAGCGCGGTGGGCGTACAAGGTGCGGCAACAGCATCTACTTTCACAATTACAGGCGCTGGATATAAGTACGGGGCAGCAGCAGCAAACACAAGCCTAGTTATGACGGGGTGCGCTTGGATTAAAGGCGCATCAGGGACAGTTGCTTTGCGACTCGCCTCAAACGGCTCTGCGGAAACCGCAAGCACAGTGGTGACGCTAACTGGGGAATGGCAGTTTGTGGTGGTACAGCTAACATCAACAGGTGCCCCCGGCAGTTACAAACTTGGGATAGACAATCGCGCACTCGCCGGGGCAGACACAATTACTAAAGCGGTAATGCTGGACGGCGCAGCCCTATTCCAAGGCACCTACACATCCTCCCAAATCCAAGCCCTCGGAGGCATCCCGCTGACCACCACAGCACCAGCAAGCACGGCACTTGGCCCGTATTTCTGGCAGTTCGACGGTGTAGACGATTCGCTGGCAAACCTATCGACTGCTATTTGCCAGCTTTCTGATGACCACTGCTTCGGCGTGGCGGGTCAGGCTGATTCATCGGCTACAGGGGTATTTCTCAGTCAGAACGGATCAGCCAACTCTCGATTGCAGCTTTATCAATCCGGCACAAACCTCGTTATGGATTGGGCTGATGATGCGGCGGTGACGGTAAACAAGACAATTGCAAATGCTGTTGGCTCTAAATTCGTCGCATCCGTTCGGTCTATTGGCGGGAATAAGACGCTTTCCTTGGATTCTGTTGTTAGCGGGATAACGTCCACAGCGCAAGGCACCGGAACTTTCACCGACTTTAAGTTGGGTGCAAACGGTGTTGGCGTGTCGAGTGCAAACTTCCAGAAAGGAAGAACATTTGCAGCCTACGCAATAAAGGGTTCTGTCAGTGATGCTGACCGATTGGTCTTTGACCGACTCCTAGCGTCCCTGCAAGGTCGCACGATATGACCTACCTAACCCACTTCCTAGCCTACACCGTGGGCCTCCTTTGCGGGGTCTGTGGGGTCTTGATGGCAATGGCAAACACCGGGCGCTGCGATAACTGCCCACAGCACAAGGATGCCCAATGAGCTACGACAACACCCTGACAATCAAGCTGCCTTTCGCACTGGCTGACATTGCTTCGCGCATTGGACCGAAAGGCGGGAAGGTACACGTCAAAACCGGACATATTGGAACGAAAGGCCATTCTGGTCCCGTGATTAATGGGCCTAGTGACATTACGGCAGAGCTTGCCAGTAAGGTGTTTTCATACAACCAAGATACCGGTGTCATCACCAGAGTAATAGCCATCGGCGGGAAGACGCCCGGAGAAATAACGCAAGTGGACCGCTCTGGCTACATAAAAACATCTTTCATGGGAGTCCAGTTGCGTGGGCACAGGCTCGCTTGGCTGCTGCACTATGGAGAGTTCCCTGCGGTTGGAATGGAGATTGACCATATCAATCATGACAAGACAGACAACAGAATCAAAAACCTGAGGTCTGTCACGAAATCCACAAACCAGCACAACCTATACAAATCAAGACCCCAGAGTAAAACAGGGTTGCTTGGGGTATCGAAAGCTAACCAGAAGTTTCAAGCGGAGATCGTTGCGCCGGGTAGCAAGAGGAAGTACCTAGGGGTGTTCGATACGCCAGAGCTTGCGCATGAAGCCTATATGCAAGCCAAAACAAAATACTACCCCGGAGTGATGACACCATGAGCGGCTACGACCAAAAATTATCAATAACTCTCCCTGCGGAATTAGCAGATATTGCATCCCGTATAGGTAGGGCAATGGATAGTGACGTTGGCGGCGATAAGAGCTTCACCCGCATCGTGACAGGCTATGCGGACGGCAAGCCCGTGTACGGCGACACGATCAGCATGACCACGCCGTGCACCAGCACATTCAAAGAGCAAGCCATTGCAATGCTGGCCGACCCTGTGCTGCTGCACTTGGCAGTTGAAGCTGACTACGCGGTGCGTTGGGTTGATCTTGTTGCGCCTACGCTTGCTGAGTGCCGAGCGTTTTGTGATGGGGTGATTCCTGAGCCCGTACCAATCAAGCTGTAACCAGCCACACAACAACACAAGCAGCTTCGGCTGCTTTTTTTACGTCCAGATTCTTAGCCCCTGGGAAACCAGGACAGTTCAGAGCCCAGTTCGCTGGCTCTTCAAAGCCCGTGAAGGAAAACACCATGGCAACGTCCCCCGAAAAAGCACAACAAGACCAGCAAGACTTCGCGTCTGCTTACAACGAGGAGCAGTCCGCTGCACCGCAACAGACCGAGGACGAAGCATTCGGCATTGAGCCTGAAGCGCATGAGACCCTGGTCGAAGAGGAGGCAGAGCCAATGGACGCGTCTGCCGCAGAAGGCGGAGCTGAAGGCCAGGCCGGCAACGACGACCAGGGATCTGCGCCAGCATTGGTGGTGATCGAGCCAGGCGCCACCGATAGCAGTGATGTGCAGGAAGAAGATCCCAAAGACATCCAGCGCCAGAAGTCCTGGGAAGGCCGCTTGAAGGCCAAAGAGGCTGAGCTCAAGGCGCGCGAGGAGGCTTTGAACGCCCCAGCAGAATCCACGCAAGAGCCAATGGAGGCGGGCGAGACCGCATCAGAAGAGTCCGCCGAGCCAGCCGTCACCGAAAAGATCGAGGAGACCGTGGAGAAGGTTGCATCCGGAGAGATGACGGCCGACGAGGCTATGGCCTCACTGAGCCAGGACTTTGGCGAGGACTTCACCAAGATGCTAAGCCTGTTGATCGAATCCAAGGCCAGTGAGATCGCCGGCAAGACCGCCGACGAGCGCGTCTCCAAAGTGGGAGGCCAGCTGGACAGCATCGTTAGTGAGATCGTGGACGACAAGTCACGCATGCATTACGAGTCCATCGCAGAAGCCCACCCTGACTTCGAGGAAGTAGCCGGTAGCCCCGAGTTCAAAGAGTACATCGACGCTATGGATGAGACGGCCAAAGATGCCGCCATGCAAGTCATCGAGCAGGGCAGCTGGCGCCAGATCGTGAAGTTGCTCAACAGCTTCAAGGAAGCCGGCAAGCAACCAGAGCAACAAGACGAGTCCGGCATGGACGCGGCTGAAGGCGTGCGCTCCAAGGGCGCCCTACAGATCCCTAACAAGCCATCGAACTCCAAGGATTACGAAGAATCCTGGAACGATTTCTGATCTGAAAAGAATCCGCGGCTCACAAGGCCGCAACCCCGTGTTGGTGGGTTACCTCACCGCCTTGCCTAGTGGGCGTAATCACTAGGCAATTTTCGGAGCACGACATCAGTCGCGCTGACAGCACGCTCGGGACAAGGCATCACGCCTCCCCATAAAGAGCGTCGTTGGTCTGCATACGGCAAACGAGTCAAGTCGCTCCTTTTGATGGCCTCCGGGCCTTGTTTTTTTAGTCTCAAAAGGAAACCACATGTCCACAGTAAATTATGGCGATATCTCGCCACGTACCGCCGCTTATGCAGAAAAAGAATTGCTCAAGCGCGGCCTGCCCTACCTGGTGCTGGAGAAGTTCGGTCAAGCCAAGGCTTTGCCAAGCAACTCCACCAAGGTGGAAAAGTTCCGTCGCTACAACGCACTGAGCAACACGCCCGTCTCCCTGACTGAAGGCGTGACACCCGCATCGCAGACTCTGTCTGTGACCGACATCACTGCGACTCTGCAGCAGTACGGTGGCCTGGTCCAGATCACTGACGTGATTTTGGATACCCATGAAGACAACACGCTGAATGAAGCGGTTATCTTGCTGGGCGAGCAAGCTGCCCAGATGATCGAGAAGATGCGCTACGGCGTGGTCAAGGCCGGCACCAACGTGCAGTACGCCAATGGCGCATTGCGCACCGCAGTGAACACTGCTTTGACGACTGCTATGCAGCGTAAGGCTGTGCGCGCTTTGAAGCGTCAGAACGCTCGCCCCATCACCACCATCGTTCGCTCCACGCCATCGTTTGGAACAGAGAACGTGGCCCCTGGATTCGTTGGTCTGATTCACCCCGACTTGGAAGGTGATGTCCGCACTATGACTGGCTTCACGCCAGCTGAGAAGTACGGATCGATCTCTCATTGGGAGAACGAAATCGGCAAGGTTGATGACGTGCGCTACGTGTCCAGCACGATCTTTGAGCCCTTCGTTGATGCAGGCGGTGCCAAAGGCTTGATGTTGTCCACCTCCGGCACCAGTGCTGACGTGTACCCCGTGATCTACCTGGGCCGCGATGCCTACGGTTTGATCGCGTTGAAGGGTCAGTACGCATTGACACCAATGGTTGTCAACCCCAAGCCAAGCGATTCCGATCCATTGGCGCAGCGCGGCTCCGTGAGCTGGAAGGCTTACCAGACTGCAGTCATCTTGCAAGATGCTTTCATGGTAAGGGTTGAGGTAGCAGTCACTGCATAACGTGAAAATGATTGACCTCTGATGCGTACTCCATGGCACAATGTGCCAAAGGAGTGCGCACCATGCCAATCAAGAAATGCGAGACATGCGGGTCTGAGTTTCAGGCCCGTCTTTCCAAGATCAGAACCTGCAGCACGAAGTGCAGAAACCAACTGATCTCGTCGGAGCGAGAGCAACGACACAAGGCCACCAAGCAGTGCGTGGTCTGCGAAAAGGAATTTGAAGTTGGTGCCAGTGACTCGAAGAGGCTGACATGCTCAGATGAATGCGGATACAAACTGCGCGGTTCAAAGACCAGTAGAAGCGTCCGACTTCAGTGTGCTACGTGCAACAAGAGCTTCTTGACAAAACTCTCCCAGCTATCCCAACCAGGTGGCGGAAAGTATTGTTCTAAGGAATGCATGTACCAGCGCAACTCTAGCGAGACAAATCGAGAGTGCGTGTGCTGCGGGAAGATGTTTACATCACCGCCAAGCCAAATGCATGTTGTGACGTGCTCCACAGAGTGTGGGTATGAGTGGTTTTCTGGACCGAGACGTGTTAACTACATAGGCGCCACCAAGCGAATCATTCGTAAGGATGGGACCAATGGGGTGACATTTACCAGATGGTACTCAGCCAAGAAGAATACGGAACGCCGCGTTAAGACACAAATGGCCACGCCGCCATGGGCAAATCTTGACGCGATTCGGACTGTGTATGACTTGGCCGCAAAGATGGAGTCCCTAACAGGTCAGCGCTACCACGTTGATCACATCGTTCCGCTTAACAGTAGGACGGTTTCGGGGCTGCATGTGCACCATAACCTTCAAGTTCTTCCAGCAGTAGACAACCTGCGAAAAGGCAACCGACACTGGCCTGATATGCCATAGAAATTTCCACCCCCGTGTGGAAAACCAAAAGCCTGCATCTCCGCGCTGCAGGCTTTTTTCATTACTGCGCGGGATTCAATCCAAAAGGAAAACATCATGTCCAAACTCTCCGATATCACCAACCAGGCCATCAAGGATCTGCTGGGAAATATGTGCTTCAGCAAGATCGCTCTGGCGGCTACCGGCGGTGCAACTGCCACTGTTGCAAGCACCGGCGCAATCCTGTTCTCTAACGGCGGCCTGGCTTTGACCAAAGCTGCCTTGTCGGCCCAGTCAATCACAGCCACCCACTTCCTAAATGGAAAGCTGGCAGCCACCGCCAGCCAGGCGCTGCCTACTGGCAAGACCGCTTACTTTGTCCTGGGCTTGAGTGCCGCGGGTGCAGTGTGCGTCTCCCAGGGTGACTACGCCGGCCAGAACCTGAGCCAATTCAACATGGGCACCTCTGCCATGGGTGACGGCTCCGTGCCTGACGTTCCTGCGGGCTACACGCCCATCGGCGCCATCAAGATTGTCAACACCTCGGTGGGCGACTTCATTGCTGGCACGACCCTGCTGAACGTGGCTGGCATCACCGCCACCTACACCGACTTGTCTTTGATGCCTGTCGCCCTGGCTTAACCAGTAGCCAACCCGAATGAGCCCCTGCGCAGAAATGCCAGGGGCTTTTTTCATGTCTGTTTCAAACCCGAGGTAACCAAATGTCCGATCCAAAAACAAAATCCCAGTCCCAGATTACAACCCTGGACAACGAGCCAAGCCAGGCGGAGATCCAAGCCAAGGTGGCCAACGTCGCCATGGCAACTCCTGGCGAAGGCATGTCTGGAAAGATGGAGATCGTCACGATCCACTCTTCCAGCGAAGACGGCGGCTCTGATGCGGTGTTCTTGTCGCACAACGGCTATGCCTACCAGGTGCCGCGTGACCAGCCATTCAAGATGCCAACCGAGGTGGTGCAGATCCTGCGCGATGCCAAGGTGACGTCGTACAAGCCGGGCCCTGGCGGCGCAGTGACTGAAAAGCAAATGCCACGTTTCGCGTTCTCCGCGCAACCTGCGTAATAGAGTGGGCAGCCCATCATGAAGCTGGAAGATTTTTTCCCTTACATACTGGTGGAAACACCGGGCTGCCCCGATCCATTGGCGCGCCAGGCCCTGGTGTCTGCCGCCATTGAGTTCTGCAAGGAAACCATGGCCTGGACCGAGTCGCAAGACCCAGTCACCCTGGTTGATGGCGTGTCGGACTACGAGCTGGAGGCGCCGCCACAAGCGATTGCTCTCACGGTTCGCGATGTCTGGGTGGGCGCACGACGCCTGAACCCCATCACGATGCGGGCACTGCAGGATGTATTGCCCAACTGGGCCACCGCCGGCTCAAGCGACCCCGTTTACTACAACTCCGCCACAGAGCGGGGATCGATTCGGGTATTCCCAATCCCAACCAATACAAGCGGCCAGTCGCTGGTGATGCGCTCAGCGTTCATCCCGGTGGCTGGAGCCACCTCGTTGCCAGACTTCATGGGCCAACGCCACATGGAGTTGATCGCAGCCGGAGCCAAGTGCCGATTGATGCTAATGCCCGGCGGAGCTTGGTCAAACCCGCAGTTGGGCGCTTATTACAAGCAGGTATTTGCAGAGGGCTTGATCAGCGTGCGCATCGATGAAGACCATGACCGGGTTCCTGGATCCGTCACGGTGACGGCTCGCAGCTTTGGGTTCTGATTTCTAAAGGCAACAAATGACCATTACCGCCCAATCCATTGTGAAAGAGGTGCAAGAACAGCTGCAGGATCTTGAAGGCATCCGATGGGGTGCTCCTGAGTTGGTGGCGCACCTGAATGATGGTCAGCGCGAGATAGCGACTGTTCGGCCCGACCTCTACGCCACCATGATGGCATTGCCTCTTTCTGTAGGCGCCCGGCAGACCCTCCCGGCCCAATGCATTGACCTGATCGAAATCATTCGCAATACAGATGGCCCAGCCGTGCAGGAGACCGATCGCAAGATATTGGATCTGCTCAATCCATCCTGGTACACCAAGTTGGGTGCTGCGCTGGCGGTCAATTACTGCTACGACATCCGGGATCCCTACGTGTTCTACGTCTACCCGCCAGTCCTGGCCGGCGCAAGCGTTGATGCCGTGTGCTCAGTAATGCCTGATGAGGTTGCACTGCCAGGTGGCCTGGCATACGGCGCAGTCACCGGAAATATCTCAGGCAAGGACACCTGTAAGAACCCATTGATCCACTTTGTGCTGTTCCGCGCATTCTCCAAGGATGCAGAGTTTGGCGGAAATGTCAGCCTGAGCGCCGCGCATTACCAGATGTTCATGTCATTGCTGTCTACTGATTCGGGCGCCAAGCAAGCCGTCAAACCACAGGCGGGCGAATAGCATGCTGGATACCAAACTTTCTAATTTGAGCGTGAACACCCAGGCGGATGCTCTGGCTGCGCTGTGCAATGGCGGGTTCCTGCATGTCTTTGATGGCACCAGGCCTGCTAGTGCAGATGCTGCGATCTCTGGCAATACTCTGGGTGTTGTGCTGTCGTTGGCAAATCCAGCCTTTGGCTCCGCTGCGTCCGGCGTCCTGGTGGCAAACGCCATCTTGGCCGGGGTTGCGTCAGCGGGCATCACTGCTACGTTTGCGCGCCTTGTAAAAAGTGATGGCGTCACCGTGGTCATGGATATTTCTGCTGGACCGTCTGGAGCGAATCTAACCATCGGGTCATTCACAGCCGGAACACTGGTCGGCGCCACATCCTTCACGCATGACGTGCGCAATGAAACGGCAGGGTACTGACATGCCGCTCAACGACTATGAGGCTGACGGTTGTTCGATCAATGGGATTGATACGCCGGCCGTGTTGTCTACCTGCTCTGCGGGGCAGGCGCAAGGAATCTTGCCGACTGCGTTTTCGCGCTGGCTGTCCGGGGTAGTTCAGTCTGCCCAAGCCCAGTCCGTGGCGTCAGTCTTATTCAAGGGTCTTGCCCCCAGCAGCAACCCCTTGCAGTTGTATCTGCGCGCAGACAGTCTTTCTTGCGTTGTGCCCGCCGGCCGTAACCGCGTGTCTGTGCCTGCAACGCTGTTGCGCGTCGACATCACCCCTGAATTAATCACGGAGTAACCCATGTCGATCCTTGCCAAATACGAAAAACAACCAGTGGAGGCGCTGGACTACGAGGTGAACTATTCCGAGTGGCTGGCGTCCGTGGGCGACGCCGCAACTGGAAATGGAAACCTGATCGTGGTTGCGGATGCCGGAATCACCATCGGCACGACGACCCTCCTGAATGGCTTGGCCAAAGCGCGCATCTCAGGCGGCGCGGATGGTGTTACCTACAAAGTCACGTTCACCGTCACCACGGTGGGCGCCCTGGTCAAGCAAGCTGAAATCAAAATTAAGGTGAAGGAAATCTAATGGTCGCAAGAGCACTCCTGGCGAATAACGCCATCACGACACTCGCACTGGCAATCACTGGCGCGGGGGATGTCACGATGAATGTGACCTCGGCTGCAGCATTCCCAGCTTTGAGTGGCGGTAACTATTTCTATGCAACGATCCTCGATGGGTCAAATATCCCCGAAGTGGTGAAGGTGACCGGTGTTGCTGGGACCATATTTGCCATCGTAAGGGCTGCAGACAATACCATTGCACGCACTTTTGCGGTTGGGGCTAAGGTGTCTATGAATCTCAACGCGGCCGTTCTCAACGAGCTGCTGGGGAAAGATTTGGTTGGGTTGTCTGGAATAGTTGATGTTGCACACGGCGGCCACGGAGCAACAACCGCTGCAGGCGCAAGGACCGCTCTCGGCCTGGAGATTGGCGCTGACGTTGCTGCTCCGCTTGGCTTCACGCCAGCCAACGACACGCTCGCGCTGCACCTTGCTGGCACCGAGTCCGTGACGGGAATCAAGCGCACAAACGAAACCACCGACAACGATGGCAGCTTCGACTTGAATGCCGCGATGGACTTCAAATGCACACCCTCTGCGGGTTTCACGCTGACGTTCACGAACATACCGGCAACGCCGCTGGTGCAAAAGGGCACGATCATGCTGGTCAACCCAAGCGCCTACTCAGTCGCGGCCCACGCCAATACAAAAGTTGGTGCGGCCACTCTCGCAGCACTTAGCGCCGCAGGCACCTACGAGTTGAGCTACCGCACCAGTAACGGCATTGCTTATGTCACGGCATCTGGAGCACTCGCATAATGACCGGCTTTCTTGATGCTTCGGTAATCGAAGAAGGTGGGGGCTACCAAATCCAGCGCAGCCTGCGGACGAGGGCTAGTGCTACGGCGTATTTGTCGAGGACGTTTGGAGTTCCAACGGATGCAAAGAAATACACGATAAGCGTGTGGTGCAAGCGTGGTGCACTCTCTAGTTTGCAGGGTTTGATTTCCGCATTTGACGGAGCGCTATCTCACCCCGGTGAAATTACGTTTAACGCGAATGACACAGTAACCGCTAAGGCTGGTGGATCGGCGGTTAATGGCGTGACTACCACTGCGGTGTACCGTGACCCATCTGCACACATGCACATCTGCTTTAGCATTGATGCAGCGAACACGACTTGCTCATTGTTTGTAAATAACGGCCCTGCACTCACGGCAACAATCGCAAACGTAGTTAGTCAGCTAAATGCGAACGGGCGCGTTGTTCGGATTGGGGCTTTCTACACGGCGGCAGCCCAGTTCTTAGACGGATACCTGTCAGAGTTCAACTTCATCGACGGCCAAGCCCTCACGCCCTCCAGCTTCGGCCAAACCGACCCGACCACAGGCCAGTGGTCAGCAAAGAAGTACGTCGGAACCTACGGCACAAACGGCTTCTACCTCGACTTCAGCGACCCAACCAGCGCCACAACGCTGTGCTACGACCGATCTGGCAACGGCAACAACTGGACGCCGAACAACATTTCAACGACTGCCGGTGCGACTTACGACAGCATGCTGGATGTGCCACTGGGTGGTGGAGGTGCTGAGCGGGGGAATTACTGCACGTTGAATCCGTTGGATAAGATAACAACGACTGTCACAAACGGGAACCTAACTGCGAACCCGTCAGGGATGGGGCCTGTTCTGGGCACTATACAAATACCAGCAAGTGGCAAAATCTACGCTGAGTGCACAGCGGATACGACTGGGGCCTCTGGAACATCATTGGCTATTTTCGGTGTCAAGAAAACTTCAGCACCGTTGGTTGGGGGCAACGCTGCGCCACCAAATGTTTGGGGTGTTAGCTGGGACGGAAGATTGATATTTTCCCTAAATGCAACGCAGACAATCGGAGCATCTGGCTTCGGTGTTATTGGGCGTGTGTTTCAGTTTGCAATTGACACGGCTACGGGTAGCATTTGGCTCGGTACTAATAACGTGTGGTATTCGGCTGTAGGTACTGTCACCAGTGCACCCGATGCAGGCGGCACTCCCGCAGCAACCGGGCTACCCGCAGACCTAATACCATTCTTTTCCGCAGACCTTGCGACTGCCTCCGTCAACTTCGGCCAACGTGGTTTCACCTACACCCCACCCGCAGGCTTCAAAGCATTGCACACCGGCAACCTGCCAATCCCTGTTGGTGCTGCGCTGGAGCCTAAGAAGCATTTTGATGTGGTGACGTACCTTGGAAATGGGGGCGCAAAAGCCATAACAGGGTTAGGATTCCAGCCCGACTTGGTGTGGCCGAAGGATCGCGGTGTGGCTTTGAATCACCGCTTGGTAGATTCAGTGCGCGGCACAACCAAGGTTCTGTCGTCAAACACCACTGATGCGGAACGCACGATTCCAGACGCTAACGATACCTTCACATCCTTTGACTCTGGTGGCTTCACGCTTGGTGCTGGTCAGGGCATGAACTCCAATGGGGATAGCTATGTCGCATGGCTCTGGAAAGCAGGCGGCGCAGCAGTCACGAACACCACAGGAACGATCACCTCTCAGGTGAGTGCGAACGTGGCGGCTGGTTTTAGTGTCTTGACGTACACGGGCACGGGCGCGAACGCTACGGTAGCGCATGGTTTGGGTGTTGCGCCGAAGATGATGATCGTCAAGCAGCGCAGCGCTACGGGTGATTGGTTTGTATACCACGCAAACTCAAACGCAACCCCACAAAACGCGGCGCTGTTTCTCAACCTGACCACAGCGTACACAAACAACGTGTACTGGAACAACACGGCACCAACCTCAAGCGTATTCACAACAGGGGTGGCTGGCGGCTTGAATGCCAGCGGCGTCACGCAAGTTGCCTACTGCTTTGCAGAGGTCGCAGGCTACAGCAAGATCGGTTCTTACACCGGCAATGGCAGTGCAGACGGCCCGATGGTGTGGTGTGGGTTTAGGCCACGGTTTGTGATGTACAAACGTGCGGACTCCGTTAGCGACTGGCAGATGGTTGATACGGCCCGTGACCCGTACAACCCGCAACACCTCGAATTGAATGCTAATCTGAGTGGTGTTGAGTTCGACAACACAGGTGTCCGTCCATTTGACCTTGTTGCCAATGGATTCAAGATTCGAGGCACGAATGGTGGGGCAAACGCATCAGGCGGCACCTACATCTTCTACGCCATTTCCGAAGCCAATTTTAAATACGCACTAGGACGCTAATCATGCAATACCACCCTGAATCAAACATTTACGTCCGTGATGGCGAGGCATTCACCCATGAGGGTACTCAGTACCCATCGACATGGGACAAGGCCAGCCTTGGATTTATCGAAGTAACCACGGTAGGAACCCGCGAGAACGATGCTTACTACTGGGTCAGCGAGGAAGTGCTGGACGGTGTTCGCACTATCACCAACACGCCCAAAGACCCCGAGCAAATCAAGACGATGGAGTCGGCAAAGAAGCTGGCCGAGATTGACGCACTGGAGCGCAACGCATTGATGCCCCGTGCAACCCGAGAATTCATGCTGCTGAGTATGCAGTCGATGGCAACACCCGAGCAGCTTGAAGCAAACTTTGGGTACAAAGCGGTCAAAGCATTTGACGAGCAGATCAACGCACTGAGGGCTGCGCTGTGACGCTACTCCTAATCCTCCTGTACCCAGTTGCTGTGCAGTATGAGCGCGGTGGCTGGTGGCGTTTGCTTGCCCCGGTCACGGTGTTTGCTTTGCTGATCGACGTCATTGCCAACTACACGGAGTTGGCAATGCTGACGTGGGACTTCCCACGCAAGGGAGAGTTGACATTCAGCACTAGGTTACTTCGTCTGCGCCATGACACCGGCCACATGCGGTACGCCTACAGCAATGTGATTGACTACCTAAACTTCTTTGCACCCAACGGGAAGCATGTATGAAAGACCGCTTCATCCGATCCCTATCCCGCGTTCTGTGGGACTCTGACCTGATTGCAACGCGGGTGTGGCTTGCGCTTGCGGAACTGTTCTGGGCGTTGATGCTGCTGATACCTGCGGATGGTCTGTTCTCTCGCCCGACATACAAGCACATGGCGACCGTCATGGGGCAGGATCAATGGGGTGTTGTGATGTTGCTGTCGGCAATCACTCAGATCAGCATCGTCTTGCAGAACGATTTGTACGGCAGGTTTTCGCGGTACTTTGCTGGCTACAACGCGGTACTGTGGTGCTACATAGGGGTCTACTCTCCGCTGGTGTCAGTAAGCCCACCGCCCGCAGCAATGGGGGCTGAAATGGCCGCGGCCTGCGCTGCTGTTTTCATCTTTATCCAGCCTATCGTGCTGTGTGCAATCTACCGAAAGGGGTACGGCAATGGCAGGCTCCGATGAGAAATACCAGCGCAGGGCATCTGACTTGGTTGGCGGGGCGCCATCTGGTGAGCCACTTCTGGACTTGCTACGCGATGTGCTTAAACGCCTTGAGACTCTTGAGTTGTGCTGCGCGGAAATACAAACGGCCTTTGTGCAAAACGACTTGAAGAAACCAGACTTTGACGGCCACCGCAAGGCGCACATCATCATGATTAAAGCGGCTGAAGTTGTGGATGGCTACAAGCAGGACGCCACAAAGACCGTGCTGCACTGGCTACTGGCGGGAGTGCTTGGCTTGCTGCTCACCGGCTTCGGTGCTTGGGTGTCGGGGCATATCAAATGATGGCGCTGACTGTTTGGTTTTACTGGTGGGAAAACGTCTGGAAGGATTTGAAATGATTAACTCCCGCGACATCAACGCCCTTAACCCGCGCACCTCCGCCAAGGCGCTGGACTTCCAAGTCCGATGCGCCAACGCCGGTATCGACATCATCTTCACCAGCACCTTCAGAGATGACGAGTCCCAGAACTCCTTATACGCTCAGGGTCGCACGACGCCGGGTAAACGAGTTACGAATGTGGCGGGCGGTGGATCATTCCACAACTGGAGAGTGGCGTTTGATTTCGTGCCTATCGTCAATGGCAAAGCCATCTGGAATGACAACGATCTTTGGGAGCGCTGTGGCGTCATTGGCGAGCAGTGCGGGTTGGAATGGGGCGGACGCTGGAAAAAGTTTGTAGACCGTCCTCACATGCAGGACACGATGGGATTCTCCATTGCTCAATATCAACGAGATGAGGTTAACGTATGAACGATTGGCTTAAAACACTTGCCCCTTTGTTGGGTACTGCACTGGGTGGTCCATTGGGCGGTGCGGCTGCAGCATTTCTTGCTGACAAACTTGGTATTGAATCAAAAACAGTCGAGGCTGTAACCGAGGTTCTGAACTCCGGCAAGATGACACCCGACCAGATTGCCAATATCAAACTGGCCGAACTCGATTTCAAGAAGTTCACGGAAACCAACAAGATCGACGTGATGAAGGTTGAGGCTGCTGACCGCGCTGATGCTCGTGACACGTTCAAGGTGACTCGTTCCCGTGTACCGGCAGCCCTGACATTTCTAATCACCGTTGGATTCTTTGGCGTGTTGATCGCAATGTTTAAGTGGCCAGAGGTGAAAGAATCCGCACCGTTGATGATCATGCTGGGCAGCCTCGGTACGGCTTGGACGGGGGCTTGCGCCTTTTGGTTCGGAACCACCAACTCCAGCGCCGACAAGAATCAGATGCTGGCCAACAGCGCACCAGCGAAATAGATATGAAAATCTCGATAGATACCTTCACTGGCATGGCCCCAAAAGTGGGCCCGCACCTGCTTCCTGCTCAGGCGGCGCAGCGCGCTGTCAATGTGAAACTCGTTTCTGGCGCCATTCAGCCAGTGAACAAGCCGAAGCTGGTATTTACCGGGATTATTGGCAACGCAAAGTCTGTGTTCATGCTTGGGGTTGCCGGTTCGGCAGTCCCGATTTCCTGGGCGACTGATGTGGATGTGGCCAGTAGCCCTGTTCCAGATGATGAGTACCGCATCTACTACACCGGTGACGGGGCTCCAAAGAAAACAAGCGTGCTGCTTTGTGGCTCGCCTGTTGGCGGTCCCACTGCCTGGTACAACCTGGGGGTTCCTGCTCCTGCATCTGCTCCAAGCGCTGCAGCCACGACCGGTAGCGTTCCTGCCGGCACGTATGTCTACGTTTACACCTATGTAACCCAGTTCGGCGCCACGCTGCTGGAAGAGTCAGCCCCATCCAATCCCGTCACGATTACCCTGGGCGCCGCGGGAGGGGTGGCTTTGACTGGGCTGGCCAACCCAGTATCCAGCACCAACTACAATTTTGTCTACAAGCGGATCTATCGCAGTACAGGGACAACCCTGCAGCTTGTTGCTCAGATCCCTGTGGCCACCACGACATACACCGACACGCTGAGTGCCACCAGTATTCTTGGGGATGCGCTGGCCACTGCCGGGTGGCTACCACCTCCAGCAGACTTGAAGGGGATCACATCGCTGCCATCGTCCGTTCTGGTGGGGTTTCGCGGCAATGAGGTGTGGTTCAGTGAACCAGGCTTCCCGCACGCATGGCCACTCCAGTACATGCAGTCGCTGGATAGCCAGATCATTGGTCTGAAAGCGTTTGGCAATAACATCGTGATTGCGACACAGATGTACCCCTATGCTGCAAGTGGCCTGCACCCTTCTGCGTTTACGCTCCAGAAGCTGCCGCTGCTTGAGCCATGCCTATCCAAGCGGTCGCTGGTGAGTGACGAGTTTGGCGCCTTGTATGCGAGTGCAAATGGGCTAGTTTCCATCACCAGTGATGCAAGCGGCCTGGCATCCGCCCAGGTACTGAGTCGAGATACCTTTGCGCAGTTTTACCCAAGCACCATCACGGCCGCCGTGTTTGAACGCAGGTACTACGGGTTTTATGATTCGCCATCAGGCGGAGCGGGTGGGTTTATTTTCACCAGGGAGGATGCGGGGCCCATCACAGTCACGGATGTGCAGGCCACTGCCGTGCATGTGGACCAAGCGACGGCGCAGCTGCTCTTTGTCAATAAAGTGGATGGGGATTTGTACCAGTACGACCCCATAGATTCCGCTCCATTCCGATTTTTGTGGAAGTCCAAAGTGTTTATCTTGGAGTCTGCTGCGAATCTTGGGTGCTTTCGTATCAGTGGGCCCGAGCTCACTCACGCCGACAACCAGGCCAATGCCGCCATTGACGCCATCAACGCCGGGGTTATTGCCGCCAACAATGTGCTGTATGCGTCCGGAGACTTGGGCATCGGCACCAATGCACTGGTGACAAACTCCGATGTCAACGGCGTGAATGGCTCCAGCATGGAGGCCACCACTCCTTACCCGCTTTCCACTTTTGATGTGGTGGTGAGCGCCGGCGGCGTGGATGTGAGCTACCAGACATGCGTGGTCAACAAGTTGTATCGCCTGCCGTCTGGATTCCGAAATACTGGCTGGGAGATAGCTATCAGCGGCCAGCGTGAGGTCCGCGGGATTGACATGGCGATCTCGCCACAGGAGTTGCGCAATGGCTAGGAGATTTCAGAATATCCCGCCAATCACAGCCGGGAATTCACTTCCGGCACTTCGAGCCCTGGCGGACTCTGTTGGCTACATCACGGCACAGTCCCAGCCCGTGATTGCTCCTTTGCCGCCTGGCGCAACACTTGACCAGGTGGCAGCGAAGGTGAATGAGATTCTTTCCAGGCTGCAGGGCGTGGATTAGTGTGACGGAATTCACTCGTCACTGATAGAATGGTTCCAGCAACAAAGCGGGACAGACAGCCCCCGCAAAACAAATAGCGGCCACTTCTGGGCCGACCTGTCTTCAAAATACCCAACAACCCAAGCCGCCTGGTTCTCAGTGCGGCTTTTTTTGCATTTGCAATTAGCAAAGCGCCATGCAAATCACATGCTGAACTATCAATTCGACCCGGTATTTTCGTTTGTTCAATCGCGCATTCCAGGACTGGTGAGATCGCCAGGCATGTCCGCTATTGGCCTTGAGCGCAATGGATCGATTGTTGCTGGCGCAGTCTACGAGGGCTTCAACGGGAAGAACATGTGGGTTCACCTTGCAGGCTTGCCTGGTCGGTCCTGGTTGAATCGCGAGTTTCTGCATGCTGGGTTCTGCTACCCATTTATTCAATGCGGAGTCCAGCGACTGAGTGGCTATGTGAACGCCAGTAACACTGAGGCTAGGCGCTTTGATGAGCACGTCGGCTTCCGCGAGGAGGCGCGTTTGCGTGGCGCAGCCCCCGATGGTGGCGATGTGATTATTTATGTGATGCAAAAAGAGGATTGCCAGTTTCTCGGCAAGGTAAAAATATGTTAATTCCAAGTAAGCACTGCGGCTACCAGGCTAGCATTCGTCTGTACCCCGGAAGCGGGAAGGGTGGCGGCGGAGGCTCCGCTCCAGCTCCAGACCCAGCCTTGATTGCGGCGCAAATTCGCTCCATGGGGATCCAGGACGAGGCGATCAAGACAGTGGTGGCCAACTCAAATGAGATGCTTCCTTTGCAAAAGGAGCAGACGAAGTTTGGCCTTGAATCTGCAAAGACCGCCTACCAGCAATCACAGGATGACCGCGGTTGGGCGCTTGCTCGCCGCGGAGAGATGACTGGCGTCCAAGATGGAATGATCAAGGATGCCGCCGACTTCAATGCGGATGGCCGCCAGGAGCAGTTGGCTCAGAAGGCCGGAGAAGATGTCGCTGGGGCAATAAGTACATCCCAAGGGCAGTTGACACGGACACTGGCATCCCGCGGAATCAATGCCAATTCAGGTGCCGCGCTAACCGCCATGAATGGGTCTGCATTAACCGGAGCAATGGCTGGCGCCAGTGCTGTAAACAACACCCGAGAGGCTGCGCGCAAAGAGGGTTACGGCCTATCCGACCGGGCGAACAGTGCCCTGGCTGGGTATTCCACCCAGGCATCCGCATCGTCCGGTGCAGGCGCTGGGTTCGGAGCTTCCGGCGTAGCTACGGCAAATGCAGGGGCGACCGGAATGAATGCTGGATTTGGAACGGCCGGAGGAATGGCTGGGCAAATGGGATCCAATGCCGCTGGTATGTACGGAACCCAGGCCAACTACTCCATCGCACAGAATCAAGCGAACAACCAGCCAGACCCCATGATGCAACTCATGGGTGGCGCGGCCATGAAGTACGCCATGTCCTCCGACGTCAACCAAAAGGAATCTATCTGCGCTACTGAGCCTGGATCAGCCCTGGAGGCGGTCAAAGCCCTGCCTGTGAGCGAGTGGCAGTACAAGGAAGATAGCCCAGCTAATGACGGAGGCAAGCGCCACACCGGACCCATGGCCCAGGACGTGCAGCGCGTCGTTGGAGAGAAGGCAGCCCCGGGCGGCAAGATGATTGACTTGATCAGCCTGAATGGGCTGAACATGGCAGCCACCAAAGATCTGAACCAAAAAGTTGAGCAACTCACCCATCAGGTCAAGCGCCTGTCTGTAGGTGGCGTGCACCGAAAGGAATCCAATGTCTAGGGCACTGTTGAATATTGCCGGGATTACTGCAGCCATGATGGCTGGTCGCGGAGACCGAGAGCGACAAGCCAGCGACCGGGCCGCCTGGCGCGCGCGCATGGGTATGAAGCCCGAAGAAGAGCAAAAGGCACCCATCGACCGATTGACTGATTGGGTTGGGTCCAAGGCGAGCAGCATGCTCAAGCCAGCCGAGGCGGCCGCAAGCACGCCGCCATCACCTGCTGCTGTACAGGATGCGCCAACAGTCGAAAGCACCCGGCAGACCATTGATCAGCCTGCGGTAGATGACTTGGCTGAGTCGACTCGGCAGCAGTCCGAAGCCGCAAGCAACTCCCAATTCGAGAGTGATAAAGATATCCCGGCCGGCGGTGCATTTACGACTGACCAGTGGGACAAAGCCCCTGATATGTACCCAAGTAGCCAAATGCTCGATGAGCAGCAATAGGAAACACCATGGCTGATGCACTGACAAGTTTTATGGGCGGCCTGGCCGGCGGCTACATCAATGAATCCAATCGCCGCGAGGACCGTGAGCGCACCGATCGGCTGGACGCCATGCGCGAGCAGGAGTTTATGCTGCGCAAGCAAGGCCTTGAGGGAGACCTCAAAGACAAGGAGCAGGCCAGGTCTGATGCAGCCGATCTCCGCAAGGAGGGGCAGGATGTTGCTACAACCGATGTTTGGTCCAGCGATATGTCCGGCATGCCTCCAGAGGAAAGGCAGGCCATGGCTGAAAAGATGTCGAGCGGAGAGATGGGTCCGGCCAATGGAGTAGAGGTTGGGTCGGGCTCGGAGCGCAAGTCCTTCCTGAAAAACGAGGGAGGCATTGCAGATGCGAAGTCATACGCCTCCTCGCTCAATGACCCTGGCGCCAAGTCAGACCGCGTCACCAGGATGTTGCGTTTGCAAGGAAAGTACAAAGAAGCCGACGCCAACGAGCTTGGGATCCAGGACCATAAAAAAGCCATGTACAACGCTGGACGCGATGCTATTTGGCGCGGCATTTCTCCGTTCATCTTGAATGGCGATGATGCCAAACTGATTGATGCCTACGGCCATTACAAGGATGGCAACACAATCCAAATCAAGCGCAATGAAGCGGGTGGCGGCGAGTTGTTTCAACTCGGATCCAAAGGCGAGCCCATTGGATCTTACAAATTTGCAGACAACGCGGATCTTGCGGGCAAGGTGCGCGATGCTCTGTACCCAGAAGAGGCTCTTTCGCGCGTCAATGCGGGCAAGGTTGCTGGCGCCAAGCATGCCGCGGCTCTTGAGTTGCAAGGCGTCAAGAACCAAGGAACTCAGACTGCAGCTGCAATCAGGGCCAATGGGCAGATAGCGCTTGGTAGCCTGCGCGCAAGCAGCGGAGGATCATCTGGCGGGCGAGGCAAGGCTGCGGCAGGGCCGGAGACTCCAGAGTCCATCATGTCAGGGATCATCACGACATCCAACAAAGATGCGGATGGGGCGTCCAAAATGTCGCCTGAGCAATCCGGATCTGCGATTGAGTTTGGGTCGCGGTTTTTAGCCAATAACCCAGGACTTCATCCATCACTGGCGGCTAGTGCAGCCATTGCGCAAGCCAGAAATCCGCAGCCACTGCTGCGTGCTTTTGATGCGGATACATGGACAATCAAACCCGCCATTCAGGAGCTCGTCAATGGCAAAAAGCTGTTTGCTGGTGGATCACTTGCTCCGCAAGAAGCTGACAAATCCGTCTACGCAAATGGCATTCAGTCATCGCTGGATGCAATGAAGCCGGAAGACAGGGGGATGTACCTGCGAGCAGCCAATGGCGACAAGCCGACAGCCACGCTCATGCACAACAGCTTGGTCAACAAAAAGGTTGCAGCCATCCAGGCGGACCCGAGGTTTACCAATACGCCGGCAGCAACCATTCGGGACTTGGCAATCAGAGAGGTGGACAACCACCTGGAAGGCCGATATGCACTCATCCGCAGGTATCAGTCCGGGATGCTGCTGAAGCCGGCTGGCTACCAGGCCCCGGCCGCACCTCCGATTAAGCACCAATTTACACCTGACGACATCCACCTTCCAAATGAGTGATGGCCGCAGGGCTGCCAGCCCTGTCTGCGGATTATTGTGGTTAAAGCCTGAATCCATTCAGCAATAAATATCAGAACCAAAACATGAGCATCCTCGACAACACTGCCATTGAACAACAGCTACTGGCCATGGGCGAGAAAAAGTCCGCCGGAGATGCGCCAGCCGCGCCCAGGTCCGACAGCGCAGCCAGCGGGCCACAAGCTTTTGTTCAGCGGTATGCAGACCTTGCCGCAACCACCGGGGCAAAGCTCGGTGTGGCGCCAGAAGTTCTGCTTGGTCAATGGGGGCTGGAGACAGGCTGGGGCAAGAGCATCATCCCGGGAACCAACAACCTGGGCAACATCAAGGGTAAGAATGGCCCCATGGCCACCGACAACCAAACTGGCTCGCGTGACTCCTACCGGGCGTATAAGGACGACGCTGATTTTGGCAATGGCTTCACTGCATTTATCGGAAACTCAGAGCGCTACCAGGGCGCCCTGAATTCAGGCGCAGATGCTGGCGCGTACTTCTCTGCCCTCAAGAAAGGTGGCTACGCAGAAGACCCCGCCTACGTGCAAAAGGGTGTAAGCGCAACTCGTCTTGCGTCACAATTCCTGGGTGGGCGTGCTCTACCTGCAGGGCAGGTGAGTGCAACGGAGGCGCCAACCGAGGCTCCGCAGTACCACTGGGGTGCACAAGATGGTCCAACGCGCACCGTTGCCACTAAGCCAGCCAGCTTCGCTGAAAAGGCGGCAGACACCGCTATTTCCCTGGGATCTGGGTTGCTTGGTGGCGCCAAGAGTTTGACGGATGTATTTGGCGCAGACAACTCCGCATCACAATTTCTTGGCGAGCAATCCAAGAATGTTGACGGTTACACATCGGATGAGCGCAAAGCGGAGCGCGCAGCCAGTCAGGAAAAGATCAAGCAAGCTGAGCTGTACGGTTCTGCATGGGATGAGATCAAGGCCAACATCAGTGCATTTGCAGATGCCCCCATTGACATCGTAGTGGGCGCGGTTGGATCCAGTGCCCCAACCCTGTTGAGCATGTTCATTCCGGGGCTTGGTCAAACTGCTGCTGCACGCCTGGTGATGGGCGGGATTATGGGTGCCGCACAGGGGACTGGCGCTGGCAAAGGCAGCATCTACGAGGCTGTGGAAAATAAGCTGCTGGAGTCCGGCATCGACCAGGACACAGCAAAGAAAACAGCGGCGGCAGCGCAAGCATACGACGGCCAGAATGGCGGAATGATCGCAGCCAACGGAATCATGGGCACCATCGCTGGACTGACTGGTGTCGAGGGCTCGCTCGCCAAAATACTGGGAAAGAAGGTCGCAGAAGGCGCCGCAGAAAAAGCAGCCCCTGGACTGATTAAAACTTTTGCTAAGGGTATTGCGCAGGAGTCCCCAATAGAAGGTGCCCAAGGCGGCCTTGAGCGAGTCTCTGGGAATGTTGCTCTGCAAAACCAAGGGTACGACACTCCAACATTCCAAGGGGCTGCCGGACAGGCGGCTATGGAAAGCTTGGCATCCGCACCAATGGGTGGCGGCTTTGCTTTGCTGAGTCGCAACGGCCAGCCAGCCGGCCCAATCACACCACCCAATCCACTGGAGGAGGCAGCCAAGGCGCCTGGCGCTGTACTGTCGCGCGCAGCCATTGCGCCGGATGACATCGCCCAGCGCGCCCATGAGATTGAAGGCGAACTCAAAGACAGCGGCGGCATGCAGGCCCTGCGCTCCATTGGTGCACAACACGTTGCCCCATTCCTAGAGGCCCTGTCGATTGCCAAGGACAAGCGCCTGCCGGCAGCCGCGCGCCAGGAAGCACTGGACACCATCAACCTGGGCATGCAGTGGATGGCTGACGGCAAGACCGCGGACCAGCCAGGCAATGGATCTCCATTCAGCACCAGCTTGGTGACGCAGTCAGCACCCACTCAGCCGGGCACGGACCTAGCCACCACAGCGGGCGGAGCCCTGACCAATCCTGGCATGCCGCAGGCTTTCGATCCCAACACGATCGATGGCGAGGTCACGCGCGTGGACAACATGCTGGATGGCCCCAAGGCATTGCCGGCGCCACCAGGCCCAGCACTCACCAATCAAACAACTCAGACGCCTGCACCCGCAGGCGTTTCTACTTCTGCACCACAGGAAATCACCAATGTCACTCAAGCCCCTCAGTCCAAGCAAGCAGCGCAAGAAGGACAAGAAGCACCCGCAGCTGCCACCCCAGCAGTAGACACTGCGCGCACGCAGGTTTCGGCGCCCAAGGTATCTATACCCACTGGCAAGGGAACAGCTCAGTCACGAAAGCGCCGGGCCCAGCTCGATGCCATGGTTGTCAGCGGATTCGACACGGTGGAGCGCCGCGACGATGGCTTCTACCTGATCAACCACAAGTCCAACGAAGAGATGCGCCTGGATGGCATGGGTGACGCGCAGACTGCCCGGGTAGCCATTAAATTCAAGATGGATGCGGACTCGCACGTAGCGCCATCATCCCCTCTGAATGACAAGAAGGCGCCTTCCGAGGCTCAGATTGAGGCCGGCAACTACCACAAGCCAGTCACATCAATCAACGGCTTCAAGGTCCGTATTGAGAACCCCAATGGGTCAACCCGAAGCGGCACCTCGCCCGATGGCAAGAAGTGGTCCAGCACCATGGCCGCCCACTATGGCGAGCTCGAAGGCACGCTGGGCGCAGATGGCGACAAGGTCGATGTGTTCATTGGCAGCCGCCCGGACAGCGACAAGATCTATGTGATCGACCAGAAGAACAAGGACGGCAGCTTCGACGAGCACAAGGTGATGATGGGCTACCAAAGCCTGGAAGCCGCCAAGGCCGGCTACCTGGCCAATTACGAAAAGGGCTGGACCGGGATGGGCGCCGTCACCGAGATGGGTGTGGCGGAGTTCAAGGCCTGGGTGAAGTCGCAAGAGGCGCTGAAGCCAGTGGCGTACACTGACCCCAAAACAACAGGGGTAGAGAATGACGAACGAGGATCTGACGCAGCAGGCGCTGGACTGGATACGCAATCGGAAGGAATCACTGGAGTCAGCAGCAGCACTGGAGAAGGAGTGCGGAATCCAGCTTCGACAAAGGGGGCTGGATCCACTGGATCTTCCGGAGCCACTCAGCTCGATGGTAATGAAGCTACTGTCGCAAGAAACGCAGAGCTCCTAGCTCGGGTACGAAGCGCTATTGAGGGGCTGCGCGCTCGGTATCAGGCGCAGCTCTCCGTCGCAAGTACCGATGCGGAGCGTAAAAAACTCCTGCACGAAATATCTCGACTCCCCGATGTAAACGACCCTAGTGGAGAGTTGCTTCAGGGGTACTCAAATGTTGCCTCTGCATGGGAGCGCGCTTTTGGTCAATCCGTTGGTGCTTATGTAGACGGAAGGTCGTCGGCAGACGATGGCTTCCAGATGGGAAGCGATGCACTCGTAAACCTGCTTAACCAACAGATGCCATTGCAGTGGACGATGGCCCATGAATTCAAGCACTTGAGCGAGTTTGTGCCGAGCCTGAAGAAGCTGTACGACAGAATTTTCAGCCTCATCCCACAGGGTGCGCGGTCAGAATACCTTAGCTATCTGCACCGTACAGGCCAGGCGTCCACCAAATCTCTCGATGCGGCCACTGCCGCGGATATCGCCAAGCTGCGCCAAGAGATGGTTGCAGACTTCCTTGGGCAGCGCTTTACCGACAAGGCTTGGCTTGAGCAGCTTGCAAAGCAAAAGCCAAATCTTTTTGGTGAGTTTGTCCGCGACTGGTTGAGCATACTCAACAACGCCATACACGAGCTTATTTCCGCACTGTCAAAGGGGAATAACCCAAAAGACATTGACCGACTGATGCTGGGTCATCTGAAGCAGCTCCAGGAGATGAAACTACTGGCGGTTGATGTGGCTACAGAGTGGGCAGAGCGCAACCCAAGGATGTCAAAGAGCACAGGCGCAAGCGAAATACTGCATAGCTCCCGCATCGACTCCATCAACGAGCTCGGCAACCTCAACCTGGACGCCATGTCTATCGATGAAGACCTGGACATGGTCGAGTTCCTGAAGGCGCAGGCGGAGTTTGATGCACAGCGGCCAGCAGCCAAGGTCGATCCCAAGCGCGGCGGGCCGGTGCAGCCGCGCGCGGATATTGCCGATGCCGAGATCCAGGCGCATGGCCTGGCGGCCGAGGATGCTTATGGCGACGCGACCTGGGTGCATACCCACAAGTCAGCCGTCATGCTGAACACCACGGCCCGCAACCTGTACAAGCAGGGCGACGAGTCCCGCATCGATCTGCTGCAAGAGCAAGACGGCAAGTGGGGCACCGAGGGTGGCATCCGCGGCACCTGGGTCGGCAATGACGGCATGTCTACCGGCGGAACTACCAGCCTGAAGATGGCTCAGAAATTCGTCAGCCGATTCATTGCGTCCAAGGATTTATTCGCACGCAAATTTGACATTGCGCAGACTTACTCCAGCGCATCCAGGGCCAACCTGCTGAATGCCTGGAATGCCTTGAACAAGATGGATGGCGTGCGCAAGTATGCCAAGGCCGACAAGACAGCCATGTCCATGAAGGACATCGCGACCCAGTTGGGTGTGACGAAGTTCTATGACGTGTCCACCTTCACTGAGCGCCAAAGCCCAACCGAATCATTCCTGATGGTTGAATTCACCAACAAGGAGACGAGCGAAACCCAAGAAGCCAACCTGACCATCGAGAAGGATGGCGACCAGCGCTTTGCCACCGCCCACACCGGAGCATTGAACCGCAACGGACTGGGCGGCGCCTTCTACCAGATGGCTGTGGAGTACGCTGCACGCAACCGGCTGGTGATTCGGCCTGATGATTCGCTGTCTGGCGTGAACACCTACCGGCGCACCGAGCAGATGCTGGCGTCCGCTATGCGCTCGGGAAAGTCCAACATCATGGTTCCGCATTCGGTGCAGCGGGTCTACGGATTCCAGAACGATGCCAAGACGCAAGATGAGCACGATGACAACGTAGTGCGCTTGCTGCTGGCCGGGCTGCGCAACGCACGCGAGCTGGCGCCTGAGATGGGGCTGCTGAACTACCACCCTGAAACCGACACCTTCACCCTGAAGAATGGGAAAGATGCGACCGGAATTGTGGATCGCATGCTGGCCAACGAGGATGCTCGTGCATTTGGCCTGGGCCGCAGTACCCTGGCGCGCGCCGTGCTGACAGAGATGGCATTGCTTGGGCAGTTGGACGTCAAGTCCATCCAGTCCATCGGAACCCCGCTCTTGTACAGCGCCCGCGAGGATGCTGAGCTGGAATACAAGCTGGTCGAGGACCAGTACAAGGGCACGCCTCAGTGGATGAAGGCGCCAGATGGCAGCCAGACACAGCTCACCCAGCGCCAATGGGTGCAGGTGCGCACGCCTCAATTCAAGGAATGGTTTGGCGACTGGGAAAAAGCCCATGCTACCGGCGGCGTCTGGGCAACAAAAGAAGATGTGTCCAAGGTCGTGGGCTCAGATGGTGAGCCTCTGGTGGTTTACCACGGGACCGACAAGGGCGGATTCATGGCGTTCAACCAGCCCGGCGGCACCAAGCGCGGCGACCTGGGAGTCTTCACGACCAGCAATGAAGGCATGGCTCGCAGCTATGTCCGCAAGGGTCGGCCGCAGGATATGACGCCACCAGTTGGGCTAGGCGACCTGGAGGAAATTGGCTACGCTTTTGAGCAAGGATTCCGGATCGATGGTGACTTCTACGATAGCGAAGAGGAGGCTCGCGATGCGGCGCAAGAGGGGGATGTGATTGCTCCAGCTGTGCGCGCCATGGATATTGATGGCTATTTTATAGATGGGCCACGGGAGACTGGTCATTTCTTTGCAACCATGGACGATGCGGTGGAAGAGGCGCTTGGCTTGTACGACGGAGCAACCGGAATCTCCACAATTTACGCCGCCTTCGCCAACATCCGCCACCCAAATGAGACCAATTTTGAAGGCGCACTCTGGGGTGGCGAGCGACCAGAGCAGTACGTTGTATCGATTGATGGGGATCTGCAGTCGCGCGCGGATGGTAAGCAATACTTCACCCGAGAAGAGGCCGAGGCGTTCGCCAAAGAGCATCCCAACCCACTCTACCAGGATGACGATGGCAGTGACTACATCGAGCCAGCTCAAGACCACTACCAAACCACCGACGACGCAGTGCGCGAAGGCCTGAAGCATGGCCACGACGGCACGATCATTCGCGAGGTTATTGATGACGGCGGCGGAATTGGCTACGACGACATGCCTTCCGATGTGTTTGTGGCCAACAAGCCAGAGCAGTTGAAGTCGGCAGACTGGAACACGGGTGAGTTTGGATCGTCGGATGACCTGCGGTACAGCGAGAGACTCATCGAAGCATCGTCAGCGCAGCACCAAATGGAGATCGAAAGGGAGGAGAGGGAGATTGCCGCCACCACTCGATTGTCTGCCGCAGAGCAGAGCTCCATCGCCATCGAGGCTGAACTCATTGGCATACCAAAAAGCAAGCTTGAGCTTGAGGTGCGTCGTATTAAGGCGCAGTTCCCAGCATCTGCGGGCTGGGCGCCCATGGAATTCGACAAGATCAATAAAGCCGAGTACGCCAAGAGGGGCGTCCTGATAATGCGCACTGTCGAGTTCAAGAAACAGCCTTACGATTTCCATCTTGGGCGCGATGGAAAGGACGACACGTCTACACACAACAAGCGGGTGACGTCAGTTGCCAAAGGCATAAGTGACGAGATTATTGGACTGTCCAACAAGGCTAAACAAGGTGACAAGAACGCGCAAATCACCATGGACCAGATTGGCTGGTACAGCAAGGTAGCCGCCATGTTGCACCATCAGTTTGGCGGCTTCGCAGACTTCCTTGCTCAGCTCATGGGGCCAACCAGCGCCAATACGCCAGTGGAGGGCAATGTCAAGTACGCTATGTCCGCACTCAAGTCGGCAATGTCTGGCAAGTGGGATGGCCTCATCGCGGACACAATACGCTGGAATGAAGGCGTCATGCAAGCGGCTGCCGGATTGGATGCGGTGATCGATGCTAATCGCGCAAAACCCAAGGCAGAGCGCCTGACCGGGAAAGCTTTAGCTCAGACCGTGGAGTTCAAGGATGCCATGGCAGTAGTTGCAGCGGCCGCACCCTATCAAGGAGAGGTGCCACAGCAAGATAGCGGAGCTAAATTCGGCATGGCCACCCAGGGTGTTGTAGAAATACTGGCTGGCATTTGGAGTGACTTCCAGCGCGGTGATGCACCCAAGACCAAGAACTACTACCAAAACCTGATTGGCCGCCAGTTCACCGGCGCCACCATCGACGTCTGGGCGGCGCGCACGCTGCGCAGAATGGCTGGATTGCTGCGCCTGCCAACGTCGGCAGAGAAGGGCGTCGCTGGCAACATTGGGGCCAAGCTAACCCCGGGCGCGGAGTTTGGCTTCGGGCAGGAGGCGTTTGTTAAGGCTGCTGAAAACCTGCGCAACTCAGGCATTGAGGAATTTGCCAACACCACGCCGGCTGATGTGCAGGCGATGATTTGGTTTAGCGAGAAAGAGAGTTGGGCTCGCAGCAACTGGACCACCAAAATTGGCGAAGGCGGCTCTGCTGAAGCAGAATTCAATCTCCAGGGCAATGCCGATCGAGATGGACTGGAGGATGCGCGTAGGATGGCTCGCAAGGGACTGCCTCACACCGGAAGCACCAAGCCAAACAAGACGGAGGAGGGCGCCCAACAAGCATCCATCAATGCTGGCGTGGGGCAATTCCCATCCGCCCGCGAAACCCCTCAGTACAAAGAACGCCTGGCGAAAATCATCGCCAAGGCGGTGCGCGCCCGCAATGAAGCCCGCGTGCAGTTTGAGTCCATGCGCGGCGCAGCCGACCGCTGGATTGCTGGGGTGACCCCGGCCACGGACTTCACGCCAACGGACGCCACCATGGCCGAGGTTGGCGCAGAGCTGGAGTCAAAGGTTGCCATGGGCGAAGATGCCCACAAGGTCTTGGCATTCAAAGCGCTGCCGACCATGGGTCGTTACGGCTATGACGAGCGCTCCATTGACTTCGAGGGCGTCACCCGCCAAGGCTACAACGGCGTCGATATGCTGAAGCCGCTGCTTGAATTAGCCAAGGACAAGGCGCAGGATGGCCTGCTGTTTGGACGCGTCTTGCGCGCGGATGAGGATATCGACTACCTGCGGCACCGCCCTGGCCTTGAACTCTATCTGGCTAAAGGCACAACGATGGAGAAGGCGCAGCCACTGCTGGACAAGCTCACGGAACTTGGCTTCCAGCAGTTCACATTCGTGGTGGATCCAGTGCGGACCCCGGGCGCCTTATCCGGCAAGATGGGGGATGTTGTTGGCCTGCGCTACATCTTCACTCCGGAATTTGCGTTGCGCGAACCCAACCCTGAGTACGGCGGCGACCAGACTTGGGCGCCTGGAGCCTTGACCGATGACCAGATCCGGGGCAGAATGTTAGCGAAGGCTGATGAGCTGCATGGCCTCTCTGATGACCTACAAATGATTGCAGGCGTTTCCTCTGTTGAGAGGCGCCATTACGAGGCTAATGTTTATTTTTGGGGTGATTATGACAACGCAATTGCAAGACTTGGAGCGAGGGCTGGAAATAGTGACTCGGAAAAATCATGGAGCGGACAGCCCTTACGCTCAGGGCTTGAGGGCGCAGATCGCCGCCGCGAAATGGACTCAGGCTCAGAAGACGCAAAGTCCTTCGCAGCTCGAAGAGACGTACTTCGGGGGGACTCGGAGCCAGCCTTCAGCCGCCGGGACGAGGGATATAGCGGACGGGATGGAGCGGATGGCTCGGTCTCGATTAAAGGAGCTGTCCACTACGGACGGCAAGCAGGCCTAAGCGTACTGTCCGGGTCCTCTAGTGGGACCGGAATCAAAGGCGCAGAGCAAGACCGCTTGAGTGCACCAGGAGTAGACCCCCGCATCAAGCGCCGGGTCTATTTTTACATCCCAACATCAGTCGGAATTCCCCAGTCAGAGATTGGACTTGGGGCGCACGTCTACATGGCAGACCTGGACGGCCTGTACAACCCGCACACCACCACCAAACCTATTGCCAAGTCCGGCAATGCGCTCGAAACGGCTGTGCTGGATGCTGGATACAAGGGATATGTAAACCCAGAGCAGGGATCCATTGTGGTGCTGGACCAGGATGTTCCAGTGAGGTACGCTGGCATTAGCTCGCAGCACGCCATTACTCCGCGCGTGGTGCAGCGGGTGCAGCAGCGCATCATGACTCGCCTGGAGCGCTCCGAGCTGGTGCGCAAGCCGGTCGGCAACGAGATGCTGCAAATCATCGGGGCACGCGCGGCCATCGATGCCGCGGCCCCATCGTTCAAGCTGCAGTATGGGGATGCCCGGGTAAATCAGGATGAATCTGCTGCGGCAGATGGCGCCCTGGCCTCCGCCGGGTCGACCTTTCAGTTTGGCGAGGCGCGCTACAGTGCCCGCGACCTGGGCTTCTACTCTGAGCTGTCAGCCCAAATGGACAAGGCCACCATGAAGCAGGCCCCGGCCGGAGCATGGAAGTCGTTCATCGGCGCCCTGGCCCAGAAGGGTGTAAAGAAGGATGAGGTCGAGTGGACCGGCATCAATGACTTCCTGGATCTCCAGGAGGGCAAAGTGTCCAAGGAGCAGATCCAGGAATACCTGCGCGGCAATGGCGTACAGGTGGAGGAGGTTGTGCTCGGAGATGAGCCGGCAATCAAGACAGTTGAGGCTGCCAAGAAGTATCTGCTTGAAAGATTCAAGGAAGATCCGGAAGAGCGCTATGGGTACAGTGATGATGCGGACTACATCTCAATCGCCAATGAGTGGCAGCTTGGAGACACTGGCCCCAACAGCGTATCAAAGTACCACCAGTACACCCTGCCTGGTGGCGAGAACTACCGCGAGGTGTTGCTGACGCTGCCTCGTGAAGATGATAAGACCAAGTCCGCGAAGGCTGCATTTGAAGAAGCCAAAAAGAAATTTGATACAGATGGGTCGCAGCCCAACTACTTCAATCTGAAGATGGCAGAGATGGATCTATCAAGCGCCCAGCGTAACGTTGGGGGAGCGTACAAATCAAGCCATTGGGACCAGAAGAACGTCCTTGCCCACATCCGCCTGAATGACCGCACCGATTCGACAGGAGCTCGCGTACTTTTTGTAGAAGAAGCGCAGAGCGATTTTCAGCAGGACTACCGCAAGTCAAAAGAAGCAGTTTCCAAGGCTGTTGAAAGTGACTTCAATGGGATAATTGAGCGCATGAAAAAGGCTGGTGTTTTGGAGGTGAATTGTGATTAAAAAGTTCTTTGTCTACCAGCACAAAACAGCAGACACCTTGACGGTTTTCTATATTGGGAAAGGGTCGCTAAAAAAAGGTGGCTTTGATAGGGCGTATGTTTCAAAGAAGCGCAGTAAATTCTGGCAGGCCATTGTTGCAAAGCATGGTCTTGTTGTTGAAATTCTTGATTCATTCGACACAGAGCAAGAGGCTTTTGAATCAGAGCGCCAGTTAATCTCCTTGCACAAGCGCCGATCTGACGGAGGGACATTGTGCAATATGACTCTCGGCGGAGATGGTCACTTGGGATTAACAGCATCGCCAGAAGCAAGGGCCAAACTTAGCGCCGCATTGTCTGGCGAGAAGCATCCGAACTGGGGCAAGAAACTATCAGCAGAAACGTGCCGCAGAAAGTCCGAGTCGCTAAAGGCCAGTCCCCACAATCTCAAGGGAAAGAAGTTGCCTGATTGGTGGAAGTCTCGTATTGCTGCAACGAAGGTTGGCGAACTCAATCCTATGTATGGCAAGACCGGGTCTGCGAATCCAAACAGTCGCAAGGTGCGCGATGCTGGAACTGGCCGCATTTATGACAGTGTTCTTATTGCAGCTGATGCCAATGGCTACAAAATGAAAACACTTTACAACTGGCTATCAGGTCACCGACCAAACCCAACCTCACTGGAGTTCGCATAATGGCCTGCCAATACACCTACAAAGGAAGCACCTATGAAGCGTGGGAGTTTGAGGACGTCTTAAAGGCAATGTCACCATCTGAGGCCTCCGCCTTCATTCCTGGAGTGAAGTCAGTTCCAGATGCTCCATTCACCCAGAACACGCAAGGCTGGCTGAACCTGGCACTCAAGCGCGTCATGAAGCTGGCGGTGGATGGAGGCTACGACAAGGTGGCATTCGTGAATGGCGAGCAGTCTGCGGATCGGTACAGCCTATCTAAGTCCGTCGCAAAAGTTGATTGGTACAAAGCGCAAAGCGAGTACGGCACAAGGATTGTCGAGATCGAAACCACGGCGGATGATACGGCCATGCTGTATGTTGATGATGCCGGATTGATTGTTAGGGTTGGCTCGCGTACCGCCGCCTTGAAGCAGCTTCAGGGTCGCCAGCTAGACGAGGCGCTCGGAAAGGACTTTGCTAACAAGGTCTTGTCAGAAGACGATGGCAGCTCCAGCGGGGATGGACTGAACATCGGCGGCGAAGGCATGAAGACCTTCTACAACTCCATCGTGCCCAATGCCGCCAAGGCCTTACTGAAGAAGCTGGGTGGCGGGCAGATGGAGTTCGTCAAAGGCATGACGGCCGACAAGCAAGGCTGGCACATCACCGACCCATCCAACACCACCACCGGTAAGTGGATGCTCAAGAGCAGCGACTACAACTCAAAAGGTTTGCACTTTGACACTGAAGCCGCGGCCAAGGAGGCGCTTGCAGAAAAGCAAGTGAAGCTCAGTCAGCCAGGATTCACCATCACCGACGCCATGCGCGAGAAGGTGGGCAACGGAATGCCACTGTTCAGCATGCGTGACACCCAGGCGCTGGATGCGGAGCAAGCCCACCAGGACGACGCTCCGGCTACTCCAAAGGCCAGGAAGTACGCCGGCGCCAAGGTGGACATCCAGGTGAAAATTGAGGACACGGGCGAGGTGGCAACCCTTAGAATGGATGTACACCAAACGATTGACGACTTTGATAGCCGTCAAGCAAACATGCAGACGCTGCTGGATTGCCTGTAATGAAAATTGTCAAGTCGACCGAAGACCTCAAGCGCATGGCCCTCGCCCGGGGTGCTAGCGCCAGCTTCGGCGGTGCAAAGTTCAACAGCACCGAGGACCGGGTGAGCTCCAGGCCCATCAAGCCTGAGCCCAAACCAGAGCCTGCCCCAGAGCCACCCAAGGAAAAGCCGCCAGAGCCACGCATTGAGCAACCCAAGGCAGTTGACCTGGCGCCCATCGTTCAGGCTGCTGTGGATGCTATGGCGGCCAGCGTGAGCGACATTGCCAAGGACAACGCCCGGGTGATGCAGGAAGTCATGAAGGCGGTGGAGCGAATAACTGCAGCGCCTCCCGCAGCCACGACCATCACCTCTACCGTGCCAGAGATGACGGCCAAAGCCTGGCAGCTCAAAGTGAATCGCGATACCCGCGGGTTCATGGACACAGTCGATATCAAACAAATCGGATAAGGAGCAACCATGCAAACAGTTTCCGGGTCACTGACCCTACTCAACGCCCACACGGACGCACCACAGGTTTACTGGAATGGAGCCAAGGTCGAAGGCATCACCGCCATCGCCATTGCAAACGGCGGGGGAATGCATCGTGTTGTACTGACCCTGCCCGAAGACCCAATCCTTGCTGAGATGCAAGCGGCTGGTATCACCATCAAACGGAGTGCAGTATGAGCGGCGAATTCCTTTTCATCCTGCCTACGGGCTGGGAGCAGATTGTTCCTGCGGACGTTGACATGATTGAAGGCGGCTTGTCTACCTGTCGCGCTCACATCAGCGGCGGTCAGATGGGTGACTTGACCGCCTTGTTCATTGCCAGTGGACGCTTCACGGCCCCTACCTACATTGACGAGGCCAAGCTGCTGAATGACGATATTCTGGTTGTGCATACGGTGACGTAATCAGTGACTGCCTACACGATCAGCAACGGGGGGCTCAATTACTTTGATGCCCAAACTGCCCCAAGCCTTAACGCGACATTAGACACCTACACAATTTCTGCGGGTAGTACCCTTGTTTGTCGCACCGATACCTACGCCTGCGCCAATCACTCGATAGCGGGTGGTTCGCTGGACACGGTGACATTCACCGGGCAGGGTGGCGAACTTCGCTTTGACCCCACCTATGTGCGCGAGATTGACTACACAGGCGGTAGCGGTAACTCGCCCGCCTACGGTGCGGCAGTCAGCCAAGGCGGTGTAAGCGGTGTGTTCTTGGGGTGCTGGGCCAACTGGCAGAGCGACCCCGCTGTGGCTGGTGTAGCCATTCCAGCTACCGGAAAAATGAAGATTGGCGGAGTGACTGGCGGGGCTTTTGCTGCCGGTGCGCTGACGGGCATCGCCGCAACTTGCTCCGGTGCAGACAAGCAATCGTGGATCGAAATCAAAGGCCCCGACACAGCCACCATCACAGTGCCGCGTATCGGCAAGGTCACCAGTGTTGAGGCGTGGTACGAGCTTGGCACCACCACTGGTGTGCGCGGTCAGATCATCCCTTGCCCCACCACCGTCACGGTTGCAGGCGTTTGGCCGGGTGTGTGGATTGAGACTGCGGCAGGCTCTGGGGTCTATGACCGCTATGCCGGTGTGGGTTCGCAGGCTGCTTTGGCGACTACCCGCACCACGGCTGAAATGAAGATCATTTGGCAGACCACCGCAGGCATTCGTATTGGCAACGATGGCACTAACGGTGTCGGCTACCTGCCTGTCACGGGCTGCAAGGTGCGCATTCCAGCCACTATCCTGACCAACTGCACCCGCGTGGTGGGTGGATCAGGGCCAAGGGTGCTACCCAATGCCACGATTGCCACACGGCAGGAGCTGGTGACTACCGGAGCGGGTTACTTTGATCTGCGCAATCTGGTGTGCCAGTGGTACATGAACTTCAGCCAACCGTTCTATGTCAAGTATTTGAACTGCGCGGTATCGGATTCGATGATCTTGTCGGAGGTGGCATCACCGCTGGATGTGGACAACTGCATCGTGGGTGTGACTCAGGCACAGAGCAACTTCGCCCTGAATGTGGCTTCATGCTTCGCTGGCGGGGCTATCAAGAACAGCCTGTTTGGTCGGTTTGCAATGGCGGCATCGGGCAACTACGTGGCTTCGTTGGCCTACATCACTGGTGTGGCTTTCAGCAGCAACACACTGTTGTCTGCTACCTTGCGCGGCAATGCCAGCACGGGTGTAATTAACTCAACCCAGTTGGTGAACTGCACGTTTACCAACGAGACTTGGATTGGTGGACGCGGTTACTTCGTTGGCCCGCAGCGTTGTACCTTCAACAACACGACATACTACGACCACACGATAACCACCACGACAACGGCGACCAACCCAATGTACGCGCTGGACTTCGCCATCGGAGGCTCTGGTAATGTGGTGAACGGTTTTGCAATGCCGCAACCCAACTTCGGCCCATACAGCGGCTTGGTGTCAGTCAATGCTTGCTACACCACGCTGATCAAGAACATCGGCACGGACTACGACACGCCGCTGGTGATGAATGCTGCGGTGACAGGCGTAGGTGTAAACGGTGTTGGTAACAATGACGGCATCACGATCAAACGGATGTACCTGAGCAACACCCGGTCAGGGCCGTATGCGTTCGTCAACTCGGACACCAATGTGCTGATTGAGAACATTTCAGGCGATGCGGCTGACACTTCAGTGGTGGCTGGATTGAACGTGCTGGTGAAGAATGCACAGCTCACCGGAGCAACAACGGGTCAAGTGTCGGTCTATGGGTCACACTGGCTGACACGCTACACCAGCGCCACGGCTGGTTTCACGGAGATTCTGTGCAATGAGCCAACCAGCTCCAGTGCAGCGCAGTGCTTTGCATCCGGTGGATTGCCACAGTTCAACTCCAGCGGATCGGTGCTGCTGACCAAGGTGGGCGACTCGGTGACTTGGGAAATGCCGTTCTTCGCAGTGGGCTACACCGCGTTCACCAACGGCGCACCCACTATTACCGGCACGAACGTGACCTTTGGCACACGATGGGGAAATCACGACATTGAATTCCAAGTGGACACCGGCACAGGCTACGGTGGCACATGGCTGAACCTGACTGCTGCCAACCTGATTACCAAGACGTTCACCAGTACGGCAGGTTTCAAGCTCAAGGTGCGAGCCACTTGTGCGATTGCTGCGGCCACCAACGTCATTACGAATATGCGCGTAGCCATGACCACCACGGCCAGTGCCCGCAAGGGGACGCTGTACCCGCTGTCGGTCAACACCATCACGTTCACAGGCTTACCCACTGGCACGGATGCAGTGGTGCTGACTGCTGGGACTTCTACGGTGCTGGCAAGTGTGGATGCAGGAGTAGGCACCACGTTCAGCTACCAGTACGAGGGAACACCAACCGTGGATGTTGGCTTTATTCAACCCGGCTATGTACCTCTGTACATCCGGGGACTTGCACTCACCAGTGTGGATTCGTCCATCCCTGTATCGCTTTCAATTGACAGAAATTACGTCTAGGAATCATCATGGGCCACTTACTGCTTCCATCGTCTGAAACGCCTATGTGCGTATACACGGTAACCAATACTTTAAGCGGCAAGACGTATGTTGGTCAGACGACAAAGCTGGCTGGTGACCGCTGGTACAAGCACGTATGGAATAAAGAAGGGTCTGCAATAAGTGCAGCAATCAACAAATACGGGGTCGATAATTTTGAATTTGCAGTTATCGACAACGCTGAAAATATTGACCAGTTAAATCACAAAGAGGACTTCTGGGTAAAGAGGCTGAACACGCTATCACCGTTTGGGTACAACTTGTTGCACGGCGGGAAAAACAGAATACCGTCTGAAGAAACACGGAAGAAGCAATCTGCATCAAAGCGTGGTAAGCCGTCAGTCCCTGAGCATGTTGAGAAGCGCACCATCGCACTCCGCGCATATCACGCGGCGTTGCCAAAGACGCCAAAGCCTCCAAAGGTGTACGTTGACAGGAAGTCGCCTGAGTATCGCGCAAAGATGTCTGCCGCCAAGATGGGCACCCGCATAACTCATAGGTCAATCAATGCCACAAACCGGACAGGTAAGTCAGGCGTTTTCTTTAGAGAGAACCATGGGCCTTCTGGTGCATTCTCCGCCCACGCAATGGTGGACGGGGAACTGAAGTCTAAAACATTTGGTTGCATGAAGCGCGGAAAAGACGAGGCGTTTCGACTCGCCTGCCAGTGGCGAGTAGCAATGGAACAGATCAACGGATTAACTGTAATCGGAGAAGCTAAATGAAAATCACCTCACAAGCTGGCTTGATAGTCGGCACCAATCTGACTATTGATGAGCCGGGGCGCATCATCACGTTGAACGCCGGAGGCTCGTTGGTAGCCAAGGATGGCGTGTCATGGCAGGCGCTGTACTCCAAGCTGGTGAGCTTGTGGGCCACCTCCACTTACCAAGACAGTCCATTCCCCGCTTATGCGATTGATGCGTTGTCGGGCCAGTTCCAAATTGGTACAGACGGAAGTTCGTACAGTGGCTGGAAGTTTTCCGATGTGGACTCGGACGCAACCCGAAATATGCTGCGTGACGGTGGCTGGTCTGAATACTCTGCTGCGGGTGTTTTGCTTCAGCAGTACGCTGGCTTCATCGGCTTGGGTGGCATCACCCCAGCAACGACTGTGCAGCCGTACTACCACTTGGGTGCAACCGACGCGCCCATCAACTTCCCATTCACTGACCAGTTCAATGTGGGTGTGCGGGTGTTTGGCGATGCGTCACATGGCAGCTTGGATAAGCGCACCTACGCCAAAGCCTTTGCCCGTGAGTACGGCAAGAAGTTCAAATCCTCCATCTTGGCTGATACGGGTGCGACAGCTACCGGCGCGAACAAGGTCAACTTCTTGGTGTCCAATGAGGATGACTTGAAGATCACCGGCTTGCTGGGTGCTGTGCAGGCGACAGCGGATACCGCCATGTCTGGCGCTCCTTACTCTGGCATCACAGTGGCCTACTACACGCTGAACCAGACGCGCAGCATTGCAGGCACGAACCGCGACTTCAAGATCATCATCAACGGCAATAGCGGGACGCTGGAGCAGATTTATGCCAAGGTGCAGTACATGCTGCGCCAAGGGACTGACATCAATACAGGCGGTACGGCTGGCACAAAGACGGGCAAGATTCAGGATGAGCTGCTCAAGTTCGTGGGCGACACCTTGGTCACTTCGCAATCCGTATTTATTGACAACGTACTCTCCGCGGACAGCAACCGGGTTGAATTCTACGACGACACAAACACCCTACGGGTCAACAACTACACCGCATCCGGTGAGATGACGTTCAATGGGGTGCTGGTGGGTGCTGGATCGAGCTACCGCCTGATGTTCACCTCGCCAACGGGCGCAGGCAACGACTACGGTGAGGCTGGTGCTGTCACGGTCAACAACGCCGCAGGAACACCCATTACGGGAACCATCAGCGCAGCGTCCATCGCGTTCGACTTCGATTGGAATGGCAACGTGCAGGCTGGCTACTCTGGCGCTACCACGCGACCCGTCACCTTGATAGGGATTCGACCAGGCTACGGCAAGTTTGCAGTTGGCACAGGGACTATCACGCAGTCCAAGGGCATTAGCTTGTCATTGGTGGCTGAGCAAGACCGTGTTTACGCCGCATAACCCATGCCCATCGCGTTCGACCCCGCTACGCAGCGCGTCATTCTTGACAGCGCCAGCGTAACCGCGACCCAGATTTACAGCCGGTGGGCTGATTGGATTGCCACCGGAGACAACGCCAAGTACCTGCCAGCCTTCCGCACTGCCGGGGGTGATGACTTGGGTTCTGGCTTGTCCATCCCGCCTTACTACTTTTTGGCAAACGGCTGGAAGGTTCGCCCAATGGAGTCCAGCCACAACCTCACGATCACGGGAAACCTGTTTGTGGACGGCGGCGGGGTTCCAGTGGTATCCACCCTTGGGGTGTATCAGGTCAATGTGAACTACACCGTGCCTGTGCAGGCGCAGGGCATCAGCACCAGCGGATCGAGTGGCCCAACAGCGACCGAGATCGCAGCGGCGGTTATCGCGGGCCTCATGGCTACCACCATCCCAGTGAATATGGCCAAGGTCAACGGGCAGGCGCTGGCGGGCGCGGGAACAGAAGCCAGCCCATGGGGGCCGGGGGCTTAAATGGCAAGCGCATGGGGTAAGAGCTGGGGCGCGGCGTTTGGCGTTGCATTCGGCCTGGCAGTCGCAACTCCACCAACTCCGGCCCCTGCAGCCCCGGTCGCGCAGATTGGTGGCGGCGGAACCTCGCTGGCAGACTGGGAGCGCGAGCTTGACCTGCAGCGCCATAAACAGATTCAGGCAGAAGACGAAATTATTGTCACCGCGATTGCACAGATGATCGCCAACGGAGCATTCGGATGACCACAAAATGTATGGAAATCGTCAACAAGATGGCGGACGAGGACCAGGATTCCTTGCTGGCTAAGCTTGAGCAGTACCAAAAGATTGGCGTGCCCGCGAGCAAAGCTCAGAAGATGGCTGCCAAGGACATGCTGGAGGAGCTCAAGGGTGAGCGCGCTGATTTCATGAAGGCCGTGGAGGAGCAGCACCCGGAGCCAGATCCAGTTGCATCCAGCGGCCAGTTCGATGCCTCGAACCCAGACATCCGCCACAGTACCCGCGAGGAGATCGCCGCCGGGGCCGACGCCATCAAGGCAATGTCCGATTCGGTGCGTGACAACCTGGAGCCGGCCAAGGCCCCGGGCGGGTGGCACGCCTATGTACTGTACGAGGCGCGCAAGATCCTGCCTAAGCCATCGGACAAGCTGAAGAAGCTGACCGAGCGAAACTCATTCATTGCGCACCAGGACAATGAGTACCTGGCCAACGTCGATGGCTCCTACTACGGCGTCAACAAGTGGGAAGATCCGGATGCAACCGGGCACGAGGAGGATGGTAAGGAGCCATTCGTGTTTGCGTTCCACTCGCTTGAGGACGGTGGGTATAACACCACAAACTCAATGGAGAGTGACGTCGGTGAGTTGATGGCCGCTATTCGCAAGAGCAAGCAGGGGCTGAAGCTTAGCGCGCGAGATGACGGACTAAACTCGAACAAGTCCAAGTCTTTTGATGTAGTTGTAGACCGTGGCGACCCCGACACCAAGGCTGATGCTAATGTCCATGGCGCTGGCGCCGCTCGCGAACATCTCAGGGAGTCCTTGCATTCTTTCGGCAACCTTCTTGTGAGCGAGTGGGAGGAGGCTTCGGTACTTGAGGGCGGTGTAGATGGACTGGTGAGTGACGCCAAGCTGCTTTCCGATATACACAATGCTCCGACCTTCATTAAGCATGGCTACAGCGGACTCAATGCTCCACTTCAGAGGATGGTGCTCCATGCGGTGGGTCGAGCTCTCCATAATGGCGAGGTTCTCGATGCTGTTGTTCAGTCTATCCCCGTCGATGTGGTGGACATCCTCTCCAGGGAGAAGCTTACGACCAATGGATTGCTCCATGACATATCGATGCTCAAGTGGGTTCAATCCGTCGACGGCAATTTGGCGGTATCCACCCTTATTGATGTGGCCGCCAGTGCGGTATCCGGCGTTCCTGCACTCGAACGAGCAAAAAGTTCTGGCGCCAGGCTTGATGAGGGATCGGTATTTTTGAAAAATAATTCCGCAGGTGATGCAAGTGCAGGTGACTTTGGTGGACATGTTTTTGATTCCAGTGATGTTGAGTATTCCATGCGGAGCGGGACTTCTACATGGGATATGTATGAAAACACAGTTTTCGACAATGTTATCTACAAATTACAGAATCGTCAAATCGATGTGAAGCGCGTCATCGAGTCCATTGCCAAATTCACAGGCAAAGTCGCGGATGACCTGAATGTCTACCTGCAAGAGGAGTTGTTCCATGGCCGGGCCGCCAAGCGCGTAACGGACTTTGCCCGCATGGAACTGCAGCCGATGATCGAAGCCATCCGCAAGGCCGGCTACGAGCTCTCCGATGTGGAGGAATACCTGCACGCGCGCCACGCCAAAGAGGCCAATGCGGTTATCGCAACCCGCAACCCTGGAGATCCAGGCATGGCGGACGGTGGATCCGGCATGACCAACCAGGCGGCCGACGATTACATGGCCAACCTGACTCCAGAGAATGCCCGCAAGCTGGGCGCCATTGCAGCCCAGGTTGACGCAATCACCAACACGACCCGCCAGATGTATGTGGACTATGGCCTGGAGTCGCAAGACACGGTAGATAGCTGGAAGAGTTTGTTCCAGCACTACATCCCGCTGCAGCGCGAAGACAAGGATGGCAAGGGCGGAATGGGCATCGGCCAGGGCTTTAGCGTCAAGGGCAAAGAAACCCGCGGGCGCACCGGATCCAAGCGCAAGGTGGTGGATATCCTGGCCAACATTGCCATGCAGCGCGAGCGGCTGGTGGTGCGTGGCGAGAAGAACCGTGTCTCCAATGCATTGGTGGGCCTGGCCATTGCCAACCCCAACCCAGAGTTTTGGAGCGTTGGCTCGCCCCCGACTGAGCGGGTGTACGACCCCAAGACTGATACCGTGGTGGATCGGGTGGACCCTATGTTCAAGAGCCGCGAGAACGTCATGGTGGCCAAGGTGCTACAGCCAGACGGGTCCGTCAAAGAGGTGGCTGTGATCTTCAACGAAGATGATGCGCGCGCGGTGCGCATGGCTGCAGCCCTGAAGAACCTGGATGCCGGCGACCTGGAGGGGCTCTGGGGTGTGAGCGCCAAAATCACGCGCTACTTCTCCGCCATCAACACCCAGTACAACCCAGTGTTCGGTGTTGTCAACTTGATCCGCGACGTGCAGGCGGCACTGATTAACCTGGACACCACCGTCTTGGCCAACAAGAAGGGGCGCATCGCCAAGGATACTGCGTCAGCACTGGCCGGCATCTACCAGGATATGCGCGCCGAGCGTAAGGGTCAGCACCCAACTTCCAGGTGGTCCGTTCTATGGGAGGAGTTCCAGCACGAAGGTGGGCAGACCGGCTTCCGCCAGATGTTCGCAACTAGCGCCGACCGGGCGGACGAGCTCAAAGGAATTCTCAACCCTGACGCCTGGATGGATAGCAAGCTGGGCAAGATCTTCACCGCCAACGGCGCACTGCGCGTACCGCTATCTAAAGCCAAAGAGGGCGCGGCCGTGATCTTTGATTGGCTGAGCGACTACAACGAATCGATGGAGAATGCGGTGCGCTTGGCATCTTACAAGGCAGCCACCGACCAGGGCATGAGCAAGCAAGAGGCCGCCAGCCTGGCCAAGAACCTGACCGTAAACTTCAACCGCAAAGGGCAGATCGGCCAGCAGGCAGGCGCCGTTTACGCCTTCTTCAACGCAGCCATGCAGGGCACAGCCAGGATTGGCCAGACGTTGTTCACCATGGAAGGCGGAAATTACAAGACCATGCGCCTGAGCTCCACCGGCAAGAAGGTGGTCTACGGCGGCATGCTGCTTGGCACCATGCAGGCCTTGGCGCTGGCGGCTGCGGGGTTTGGGGATGACGACCCGCCCGAGTTCCTGCGCGCGCGTAGCTTGATTATCCCAACGGGTGGCAAGACGTACATCAGCATCCCAATGCCGCTTGGCCTAAACGTCCTGCCAGGCATTGGGCGAAGCTTGACGGAGTTTGCACTGGGCGGGTTCCAGGCGCCGACCAAGCGCGCTATCGGGCTGTTCAGCCTGTTCGCTGACAACTTCAACCCGATCGGCAATGCAGGCGTCTCGATGCAGACCCTTACCCCAACCGTGTTCGATCCTCTGGTGGCCATCACTGAGAACCGGGACTTCACCGGCAAGCCGATTGCCCGGGTATCCAGCAACAAGGCGGTCCCCGGGTACACCCAGTACAAGGACAGCGCCACCGTGGTTGGAAAGCTGATTGCTGAAGCCATCAATGGCGCCACCGGTGGAAACGCCTATGTGGCCGGAGCCCTTAGCCCCACACCTGACCAGATCGATTACCTGCTGGGCCAGGTGACTGGCGGCGTTGGGCGCGAGCTATCAAAGGTTGAGCAGACCACATTGAACCTTGCGCGCGGCGAGGACTTGCCGCTGTACAAGATCCCTCTGGTTGGTAGGTTCGTTGGCAACTCAGCCAGCCAGGCCAGCCAGGGTGGCCAGTTCTACGCCAACGCCCAAAGGCTCAACGAGCTGGAGACTGAGGTCAAAGGCATGATCAAGGACGGCAAGCGCGAGGAGGCTGGCGCCGTAATGAAAGAGCATCCAGAGGCCTACCTGATTGCCCAAGCCAATTCGGCTGAGCGCCAGGTGCAGCGCCTGAAGCGTGAGAAGCGGATGATTGTAGAGAGTGGCGCAAGCCGTGAAGCGGTGGCCGCCAAGGAGGCTCAGATTACCCAGGTGATGACCCGGTTGAATCAATCCATGGAGCGGCTACGCGAAAAGAGCGCGGCCAATTGACCAGAGCACAACTCCAATGACCCAGACCCCCATAAGGATCCAGACCATCATGATGACAAGCTTGGTCAGCTCCCGAGGGGCGTAGCCCACAAAGCAGATGAACCCAAGAAAAGCCAGAGCCATGATTTCCATGGCGCCATGGTATTTCCTTGGGAGCTCAAAGGCAACTGACAGCTTGTCACATTGATAAAATATTTACGACCCATCGTCCCGGACGGAGAGGATCATCTCCGCCTCATCTGAAATCCTGCTGCATAGGGTTGAGATGCTTGGCGCTGACGACGCCATGCACAGGCCGCAGGAGGCGCTAAGAACAAATGATTGGATGGTGGCGCAGTGCGTTGTTATTTGTGCTGCATGCGCCATGATGAGATCGATCGCCATATTTTTCCCTGATTGTTTTACAGCCCCCCCCGTAGAAATTTCAGAGAGCTGGGCTGCAGCGATCTTGTAACAACTTGTTACATTTGATCGGCGGATAAGCGGGCACTTTCCGCATCTGCGAATTCCGTCAGCCTTGTGACGACATCTTTGGCGGTGAGGTGCGTGTACCTCTTGAGCGTGGACCACGACTGATGGCCGCTGATCATGGCCACGCGAGGTATGTCCAACCCCTCCTCAAAGAGCCTACTGATGCCCTCATGACGAAGGTCATGGAGGTGGAGATCTTCAATGCCGACCATTTGGCAGGCTCGGTAGATGGCCGTGCCCACGCTGGCGGGATTGTGCGGCATGATGTAGCCCGACTTTGTTGGCGGAAGCTGTTCAATGATCAGCCTAGCCTTTGGCGGGATTGGCACCACTTCGTTGCGTATCTTCGTTGGGTCTTTGGTGTCCCAAAGCTTGATGGACTCGCCAGTGTAGTCAACCCAGCGCATGCCACTGAAAAGTTCGCTCCTGCGGCGTGGCAGGGTAATGGCCAGGTTCATGGCGGCCCGCATTGGGATTGTGGTTCCATCCAGTTTTTCGTGGTACTTGCAGATTAGGTCGACCTCGGCGTCAGATACGCGCCGCTCGCGCTCAATACTTTTGCCAGCAAGACCCAGCCTTGACAAATGCTTCACCGCATCAGCCACCTCCTGAATGTCCGCTTTGATATTCATCTCTGATCTCGCGGTGGAGTAGCAGGTGCGCAGCGTCATCAAGGCATGCAACACGGTGGCCGGGCTTCGCGTGGCGCTGTACTCCTTGGCCCACTCAACAATGTCGCCGGATGTGGCGCGCAGGATTGGAATCCTACCCATGCGGGATGCAATCAGATGGTTGAATGAGTTACTCAGCCCGCGCACATCCTTGTCAGCATCAACCAGCGCCTGGCGGTGCGTCTCAACGACGGTTGCTATCGTGGTCAAGGATGGCGAGTCAGCAAGAGTTCCTTTGGCGAAGGCCTCCTCCACCCCATACCCCCAGGCCTTAGCCTGTGGCTTGGTTTCAAACGTGGCGGTCTTTTCGTAGACAATGACGCCTTGCTGCTTGATTCTGACCTGCGCTTGAAAGCGGCCATTGCGCTCGCGTATGGTTGGCATAGTGATTCTCCGGTGTGACAGAGCATTTTGTCACACCATTTGTCACACTTTTGAAGTTATTTATAGTGCCGAGTAGTGTGACAAAGTGCTGTATAAAACATCACCATGTTGCGCAAAGACCCAGTATTCATGAGTATTGTGGCGAATAGTGCTCAATCGTTAAAGATGGTAAATAGAATTATAGATTTGCAAGACGCCCTCTGACAGAAGGCTTTTGTCACACTTTTTGTCACACCAATCCGGCCTGACGCATCTTTGAGTTTAGCTTCCTGGCTTTCTCGAATTGCGACTGAATGAATGCATCCAGGTCCAGCTGGCGAATATAAAGCGGCCCCTTCCTTGTCCCGGAAACCCTGAATGCCGGGACGGGCAGCATCCCCAAGGACGCCTTGCGCTGCGCAATTCTTTCTGTGATGCAGAAGTATTCCTCGCAGATGTCACTCAATAGAAGTAGTCCATTCATTTTTTCTCTCCTTGTTTCTTTAATCGCATCAGACAGCGACCGGCGCCTTGATTGCCGGGTGGTGCTGGTAGTTGAGGAATTCCACATCGTTTAACCAGTAGTCAAAGATCGACTCAGCGTGGTTTAGCTTCAGCGTGCACAAGGGCTTTGGCTGCCGGCTCAACTGCAAGTTGACCTGGTCGAAGTGGTTCTTGTAGATGTGGCAATCCCCACCGGCCCAGATGAACTCACCGACACCGAGCCCGCACTGCTGGGCCACCATGTGGGTGAGCAGGGAGTAGCTGGCAATATTGAAGGGAGCGCCCAGGAACATGTCCGCGCTGCGTTGGTACAGCTGGCAGGACAGCTGGCCGTCGGCCACGTAGAACTGGAATAGAGCGTGGCACGGCGCCAGGGCCATCTCGTCAAGCTGCCCTACGTTCCAGGCGCTGACGATGTGGCGGCGGCTCTCGGGGTTGGCCTTAATGCTGCGAACCACATTTGTGATTTGGTCAATGGTGTTCCCATAAGGATCCGCCCATGATCGCCATTGCGCGCCGTAGATGGGGCCGAGCTCCCCGGTCACTGGGTCCGCCCATTCCGACCATATCTTCACATTCTTGTCGCGCAGCACATTGTTGTTCGTGCTGCCGCTCAAGATCCACAGCAGCTCCTCAATCATGGGCCGGGTGTAAACCTGCTTCGTGGTGATCAGTGGGAAGCCTTCATTCAGATTCCAGCGCATCTGCAGCCCGAACAAGCCGCGAGTCCCAGTGCCGGTGCGGTCGCCTCGGTCCACGCCCTGCTGCATGATCTTGGTCAGGGTGCCTTCGTAGGTGTAGTCAATTTGGGTCATGCTCGAATCCTCCATACCGTTGCTCGGTCTATCTTGTAAATTTTCGCGATTTGCACATCAGTCATGCCGGCGGCATGGTAGGTCTTGATACGGCTGTCTCGCTGCCTCCTGGCGATCCCGCTTGCGCCCAGCTTCTTCAGTCTTGATCGAAGCCAGTCCGCCCCGCCCAACATATTGAATGCCTCAAAATCCGCATCTGACATGCGCACACCCCTCACGGAAAGCGGCTCGTCTGGCTTAGGTCTTGGCATTTGCATTCCTATGCTCATCAATTGCAAGCATGTAGCCCGCGTAGTCATCAACAATTTGCATTGCGAACTTACCCGCTGATGATGGGTTCACGCAGTTATCTGACCCAGCCACAGCCACGGCAACATCCCGCCACAATTGCAGCAGGTCATCTAGCCGGGTGCGTGGCTCCACCTGTGTTGCTCGGCGTTCAAAGTTCTTGCACTTCATTTCAAACTCCTGATTTCTTGGGCGCATCCACAATCCCGCCTCTATATATCGACAATATTCGCACCGTGCCGCTATTGGGATTTAGATATGTTGTACGCCTAACCCCGTCATGCGTCGGCTTCATTGGGATCGTCCTTGTGAAGCCATTGTCATGCAGTGATTTTTCCGCTGCTGCAATGCGATCTCGCTCAGTCGTTGCAAACATCATTTCACACCCCTAATAACACCTGCGCAGGACTTAGCCCCACCGTACATGCCTTCCTGAATCGTCTGACCCACCGCTGTCATAAGTGCCAATCGCTTCGGTGCTACGGCATCCTCTGCTTGCGCGTCACACACCAGCGCGGCTTCCTCAAGCGCAGCCTCCCGGCACTGCTGGCCGTACTCTGTTGCCCACGCGATCAGCGCATCTTCAAGCTGCACAAACGGCAGGGCTGGCAGGGGTGGTAGTTTGTTGGTCATTGCTCACCTCCGCCCTGCGCCCACTGCGCTGCTTTGCTTGCAAGGAAGAATGCCTCTGCACAGTTCATTTTTGATGACCGGATGTAGAGCGCGCCGCCCTCGGTGTAGCCGCAGATCAGTACATCCTTTAGGTGGTCGCTCTCGGTATCGACTAGCGCCGAATCAAGCGCCATCTGTGCTGTCATGCTGGTGCTTGCGGGTAGTCTGATTATGTTGGTCATTGCTGCTCTCCTTGTGTAATCCCATGCGCTGCTTCGATGGCTCGGGCAAAAGCTAGAGCCATTCTTTCGTCTTGTGGGCGTAGCGTTTGGTTAGCAGCTTCAAAGTATGCGGTGTGTATTTCCCCCTCCGTCAGTGGCTGCGCTTGTGGTGCTGCACCGGCTGCGTAGAGTGGTACAACCCGTGCTTCCATCTCGCCGCCGTCAGTTCGTTGCCTTGTGTCTTCTGCAATTACCACTGAGTCATAGACGTTGTATCGCTGCCAAGGGCCATTAGTGCGGCGAACCTCGACCAGTGCAGCCACCGGCCCCTGCCCCTCAAGGGCTGCGAGCTTTGCTCGGAGTGCGTCGTAGTCCTGCTTAATCTGATTGAAGTGGTCAACGCAATCTAGGTTTGCTCTCTGCAAAGCATCACGCTCCACCTTGTGCGCCATCGCAGCGTCATCAGCAGCTTTGCGGTACTCGTCGCGCTCTACTTTCAGTGCTGCGATCTCGTCCATGAATAGCTCACGATCCGAGGGCACCCAGCCTTCGCACCCATCTTGCTCAGTCGCTTTGCAGTGGGTGCAAGTCCCGGCTTTAAATTCGCAGGGTTTGATTGTCATGGTGTTTCCCCTTTCATTGCTGCATAAAGTTCAACATCAATTTCATCTCGGAGTTTCTTGATGTGCGTGTAAATCACGCCACCACTCATGCCGTAAACCTCTACGACTGCAAGTGCCATGTTCAGTCCGTCATACATGCCATGTCTTGCCTGCACTGCGCCATCTTTCTCAAGCTGTTCGATACGCTGGGCCAGTGCTGCTCGGGCTTCGATTCGCGTGTTGATCTTGGGCACGTACTTTGCAGTTGGCTCAAAGTCGATGGAGTGCCTTTCCTCTGCCATCGCTCTCGCATACGCATCAGCCAGTTCCATTGTTGTTTTCATGAGAGTTCCTTTTTTATCTGCACCCGGACTCTTGATCCGTCCACATCGAACCAGAGGGAAGTGAGACACTCACGCAACAGCGCATCCTTGCGCTCGATAGCAGCGCGGAGGTCTGTGATTTCGGCGTCCATATGTTCGGAATCAAACGCCTCTGAATGCGGGAACTCTGCTAGGCACTCCGCTTTTCTGGTCTGCCAAGTTTTGATGGTGGTCATTTCACTTCTCCTTTGGCCTGCGCCCTCAATTCCATGATGGTCTGCACAAGCTGCGCATTTGCCAGTGCAGCCTGGGCTATTTGCTCAGCTTGTTTATCGAGTGTGCAAAGTAGAGATTTCCCGCGCTTGACTTCACATGCAAGTTGCTCTGTCAGCGCCTCAACCTTGTCGTCACACCGCTTGGGGTCGTATCGCTTAGAGACAAACTTCCCCTCCAGCATTGCCGCTGCCGCCATGCGAATCTTTGGGCGGATGCCACCGTTCTCTCGCAGCTCGGATGCCAATTCTTGGGCGGTCATGCTATGTAGTACCGGTATGACCCAGCCACTCCGACATAAGTCAGCTGCCGGTTTGTCAGCATGCTGGATAGAGTCCGGCCTGGTGCATTTATGCGAAGCTCAGCAGACACCTCTCGGGCAGTGAGCCCGGGCTTTCTTGTCAGCAGGTCTTTGATTCGTGGGATCTGCCCAGAGCGAGATAAGGATGCATCACCCGCGTATGTGTAGCCGTACTTGCCGCCATGCCCACTCTTTAGCGATTGAAGTAAGAGCTTCTGCTTGTGCAGGCGAGCAATGAACCGCGTAACCATGGCGGATGAAATGCCGAAATGCTTTGTCGCCTCATAGGTGGTGGAGACTCGGCCAATGTTTTTAAAGAAAAGGCAGACATCATCTATCGATACCTCTGGCCTGACCACTGGCGCGACGAATGGGTTTATCCCATTGGCAAAAGTTGTTTTTGGCTCTGTCATTGTTTCCCTCTTTGAATGACTGCAGTATGCCATACAGCATACAAAAAGTCAAGCGTTAAGAGTGACCCCGATTACGCTCGGGGTCTTGGCGTCACTTGTACCAGTCTGCAGCCTCTCCATAGACGCCAATCACCTGGGTCATGGTAGAGCGTGGCGCCTGGATAATCTTGGATGCCCTTGCGTACCACTTCTTGAAGCTGCGCGCAGTCTCGATGCCGCCGGTGTTTACCTTTGCAGGTACGCGCTTCAGCATAACGGAGACCTTGTCCACAAGTAGCTGTCGCTCATCGGTTGCCATGGCGCTACTCGATGCAAGACTGCGCTACTGCTGAGCGCGTCTCATCACTGACATCCTGGTCGCCGGCGACCTCGATCTCCACGCCAGCCTTAGCCATGGCGAAGACCTCATGCTGCGCCGGGATGTCGGCAGTGAACTCATTGCGCGCCACATAGGCTATGGCGCCGCGTGGTGTGGATGCCTCAATGAGGCGCTGCTTTCCGGAGTTATCCTTGACGCGGTACAGACGTGTTTTTGAAGCCATGATTTTTCCTTTGAAAAGTTGTTGTTTCTATAAAGTGTTGAATGAATGGAGTGATCTTTTCTTGTCTAGGTATGCTTGGTGTGCATCCATTGGATTGGAAAAATCGCCAATTCTTATGCGTTTTTTATTTGCCTGAATTCCAGATACCCAAACCCCGCGCCTCTTGTCCCATGAGACACCAAGCAGCCCGCAAGATTTGTTATTTACTTGGGCCTTTACCTTGTTTTCACCGTTTTGCCGACTGTTTGCCTCTCTTAAATTTGCGATGCTGTTATCTGTTTTAATGTGATTGATGTGGTCTATCTGGTCTAGTGGCCACTTTCCATGAGCCATTGCCCATGCAATGCGGTGTGCGTAATATGTCTTTGCGCCAATCGAGATGAGCCAATATTTGCGACCCATCCATCCGGCCACATCACCAGCAACACCTCGCGGCGGACGACTTTGCTTCCATTTAAAAACTCCAGTCTCTTGGTCATAAGACAGAATCTCATAAAGTCGCATCGGGTCGAGTGTTTCAATTCTTGGTCTCATGATTTACCTCACAAGTCGACTGTCATTTACAAGCAACCGATACCGGTATAGGCCGTCACCCAGGTGGACCTTCTCCACCGTGTGGGCGCCGAACCTGGCCTTGCGGAGGTGGCGGAGTTGGGCGCTGACGCTTGCCTCCGGATCTCCGGTGGAACTGGCGATCTGGCCCAGCGTGCGCCACAACCCGTCATTGACGACGCGCCAGATGCGCAGGAGCTGACCCGTCAGGCGGATGTCATCTCGCATTGCAACGTAATCTGATCCTGCGAACCGCATGTCAACCCCTTAGAATTTTTTGCCACCGACCGCCTTGCGGTTCTCGGGCTTGTGGTCCGCGCGCTGGCCGTTGTACTGAAGCTTCTCAACGATCGCTCCAGCTACGTCCAGGTTCAGTCCTCCAGCCATATCGAAGATCCGGATAACAGCATCCGCGAGCTCCACCTCCAGCATGGTGCGACTTGGCAGCTTGTCGTCCATCAGCAGCTTGCGGTGACCCTCCATGGCCTCACTGATTTCGGAGTGCACCAGACACAGCAGCTCGCCCACGTTCTTGACCGGCTGCAGTTTTGGGTAGCCTGTGCTGGTGGTGGTCAGGCCGGTCACAAGATCTGTCCACCATCCGTTCTCACGGGCCTGGCCATGGCAGAAGAAAGTGAGGTCGGCGCCAGCGCGCTTGATTGCCTTGGGGTCGAGTTTCATGCTGTAGCCGCTCCGCCAAAGGCCTTGCGAAGACTTGAAGATCCCGAGGCGAGGCCATCCAGCACATGCTTTGGCAAGGCGTTTGCATCACGCATGGATTTTGCATAGCCGCTTGTCAGGTCGCGAATGCTGGTTCCAGTGATTGCAATGTGGTGCTTGATGAAGCGCATTGGGTTCTGCACAATCACCGGGCAAGTGCGCGCCAGTCGGTAGCCTTGCGGTCCATTCACGCCAGATGCCTTACGCACCCGGGTGACTAGGGGTTTGGGGCCTTTGCCAATCTTGGAGCTCTCCAGCGCCATGCGGCGGCTCAGGATGCCGACGTCGCGGATGTTGAGGGTCTCAGCTTTCAGGTGGCGCAGAGCGCGGGCGACTTTTCCGTTCATTTGGATTCTCCAGTGGTTGACAAATTGATCTCTCCGCCAAGGGCTGCGAGCAGGTCGGGGATGAATTGCTCCATCTCACCGGTGAAGATTGCGACGTTTGCATCAAAGGCGTCAGCGCTGTCTTTTGGGCCGTCTTCAATGACAACATCCAGCAGCTCAATCTTCTTGATGGCCATGGACTCGGTCAGCACAAACGACACGCGGTCGCTCCAGGTCATGGCGACGCGGGTTGGCACCTTGCCCATGGCGATGTGCTGGCGAATCTCGTCGGTGTCCAGGGCGTGGCGGGTATAACGCACCACCGCCTTGGATTCATCAGCAGCCTTGAGCTCGCACTCGCGGTCGACGCTGAAAAACTGAGGCGCCTCTTGGGAGGACAGCCAATGGGACATAGCGGCTGCCGGCGAAGCTTGGGTGTTGATCAGCTGGATGGCCAGGCCATCGATGGATCGCACCAGCGCCGTGACCACATCATCAATGCGCGCCTGGCTGGCAGAGTCAATGACCAGCAGCTTGTTTTTAGGATCGATCCACACCTGGGTAGTTGAGATCTTTGAGAATGCATGAGGGAGGAGGGCGAGCTTTGCGTCTTCCGATATCTCACGCTTCTCTTTCTTGCCTGGCTTGCGTCCGGTGGTGGCTTCAATGTGGGCGCACTGCTCGTCCACCTTGCGCTTGATGACGTCGGCCGGCACTTGCTTGGACTCGATCATCAGCTTCAGGATGATCTGGCCGGCAACTTGCTCAACCAGTGGGCCAAACATTTGGTCGCGTGGCGATGTCCAGCCCATGGATTTTTCTTGACTTGCGCCGCAGGGCACGAAGGCATGCGCCTGCAGTGCATCCTCAATGACAAGGCC